ATGAAGGAGGGGGGTATTTGGTGCGAGCCCCCCTCCCTATGCTTAAGAATTAATACTTACAGTGGTGTTGTCTTCGTTTTGTTCTTTGATAACTTTCTTGTAAAGGTCTAAAGGATCATAAAGAATGATCTCATCAATTGCATTCTCTATCTCTAAAGCATACTCTTCATCTGAAAGTCCATAAGAAACTTTAGCAATTCTCCCTAAGTAAGAACAAGAATGATAACCTTTTGCTTCATCAAAACGAAACCAATCATCAAACTGTGTAAAAGGATCAAAAGGATTGTCAATTGTTGTCAATGCACAAGTCTTCATTCATTTAGGTCCTTTCAACATTAAGAAGACCCTTTAATAACCTTAGACACAGTCGATGTCGAAACGCCAACTCGATCAGCAATCTCTTTTGTTGTGAAACCAGAACGTTGCATTGCTTTAATAGTGCGGACTTTAGCATCACTTAGCGCATTGTAAGTTCTTGGAGTCGCTCGTTGCTTGATTTCATCGAGATCTGAGTTATTAAGAATCTTTATTAGTTTGCTGTTACTTATTGCCCCGTTTTGTATGGCTTCCCATTCTTTATCTGTTATTTTAATTCTTTCTTTTTTTGCTCCGACCCGGGTTCTTGCCGCAGCAAGGGTCTGGCTTTTTATTTTCTTAAGGGTATCCGAATCCATATCGGGGTTATCTTTTTTCTTATTGGCCACTTCCACATTGGCTATCAGCTGGGCCTGGCGTTCTCGGGGAGCATTCTTTAGTGCGATTATTAATTTATTGCTAAGGTCCGATACCTCTCGGGCATATGTTTTTTTTGCAGAGGGGGAGCATTCAATATTTTTGGTGGCCAGCATTTCTTTACGGGCGGCATTTCCCATGGCTTTCATTTTATTTGCATATTCTGCATATACATTTTCCATAACAGTGCCTGAAGAAAGTTTATATGCATCGTCAGTCTCAGCCATTTTTGTGCTTTCTTGAGTTCTTTTAATTACTTTTTCAGTAACTTCGCCGGTCCTTTTGTTGGTACGGCGTTCTATGTAAGACTCCCCGGTATACTGTGGGATCTTAGCACCGGTGTTTGGATCAATAAGGTATCGATCTTTTCTTTGATCAACCCGCATAGGTGACTTTGCTCTAGAAATAAGAGTGGATGCTCCTCCAGCAGATCCAGTCTCTGGGTTATACTGATATTTTTCTTTTAATTCTCTTATCCCGTTATCGATATAGCTTTGCTTATAGTTTAATTCATGTTTTGTTGCATCAATAATAACCATCGAATGACGAACCGCCTTTGCTAATTCGTCAGCGCTTGCTCCTTTCAAGGTCATATCTGTAATAAGATTGGTTATTTTTCCCATCTCGATTTGTTTATTTTCATCGGAAAGGACTTTCATTCCTTCATATTTGGGATATGATTCTTTAGGATCAAAATCTTTTAGACCTTGTAATGGAGCTGTAGTTCTTATTTTATTTGAACCGGTAGGAATAACGAGAACTGTGTCACCATCAAAGTCTGCTCCAGATAATCTTGCAGCAACCTTGCTGTTTATTCCAACAGCATCCGGAGCGTTATGAATAATAGCATTTGCTGTTTTTTGATTATTATTTACTATAAGTTCTGGTATTTCAAAAGTGCCTCCATGAGGATATCGAATAAGAACAACCGACTCTCCATTTTTGTAGTTCGGAGCATATATTTCATTATCCTTCATGTCTGGTATCGGTAATATAACATGGGAGGCTTGCCTTGGTAGAGCCGCGGCTTTTAAATGAACCGCAGACGCATCGCAATCGTCAGCAAAAGACTCTAATAATATCTTTTTCACAGCCGGGTTGGTTAAATTTTTAATTTCTTCGAATTCTAGCGATTTATCGGCATAAGCCAAATCCAATTGTTTTTTTGCCAAGGCAACCGGCTGCTTAGACAACATCTGAGACGCTAAAGATTTACTCCATTCGCCCCAGTCCCCTTCGTCGTTTACAATATTTATTACAGACTGATGCTCTTTTCCATCGTCGCCAATATATATTCTTTGACCTCCCGGTTTTATAGTGGCTCCAAACGGGTTATCGGGATCATCTTTTAAATTTTTAAATACTTTATCTGGAGGAGTCCCTTCATGTTTATTTGTATTAAACACAATGTCATATCCATCCGGAATATTATCCGAATACATAGCCATCCCTTTTAAATATTGCTTGCCATCCACAGCGATTCTAACCTGGGCATATTGAGAGCCCCCTAGAGAAATGTCTTCAACTCCTCTTCTTAGCTCTATGACACCGTCTTTCTCGACACCACCATTTTCATTATAGTTAATAAATATACGATCGGAAGAAATGCTTTTAGGCGGCAATATTCCTCGGGAAGTGTAAGGATTATCCGGATCAATATAATCAGTTATAGTTTTAATGTCTTCCTTATGATCATACACGTCTCTATATTTTGTGCCGGGAGGAGCTAAAACGGTGATAGTTGTTTTATGACCGGTCCCTAATTGCTCAACTGGAATATAATGAACCGTATATCCCTCTTCTTTTAGCATAGCCACTGCGGTTTTCATTCTAGTTGGCTGTACTCCGAGATCGAGCTCTGTTCCAGGACCTATATCTATAAATCCTTTTTCGTCAACGTTCTTTTTAAGCACATCGGCAGCAACTCTAGTTTTATCATTTCTCTCGGACAAAACAGGATTTAATAAATTTCTGACAGAAGACTCGTTAATGCCCATCTGCCTTCCAATTTCCATATTTGACATTCCGGAATCTTTTAAACGCAAAGCAAGAGCCGCATCAGCAGCTCTTTTTTCAGCTTTATATATTGATTTCTTTGCTCTTAATTCCGTAGTCGACATTCCAAGTCCACGAGCTATTTCGGTTTCACTAAGCCCTTTTTCTTTCAATTTAAAATAATTGTCAAACCACGCTTCGTGCTGATAAGGAATTTCTCCAGACCCCCAAGGATATCTTCCAGAATGCCTTTTTGTTCCATAGTGGACAAGGTCGTGAGGACCAAGTTTAATTGTGGCCGTGTATTCTTCCATATTAATTAGCCCTCCATTTTTATAGACTCAATGATTTTGTCAAAAGATATAATTTTGTCCATTATCGGCAGAATGTCTTCAGCTGTAGGATTTCCGATAAGTATGTCATCGTTCTGATATATCCTTAATTCAATCCCAATGTCGCCAGGCTTTATTTTGTATTCTAAACAAAATAAAGAAGCGTAAACTTCCAACTGATGAAGAGAAGCTGGAGTTACGCCCGTTTTTAAATCATGGACTCTGAGGAAATCATCTTTGAAAGATATTGCATCCGCAGTTCCAAAACAATTTTCAGAATAATACAAAACCTGCTCTGGTCTCATATGAAAACCAATCGCGTCATTAATGTACGAATTTAAAGTCTTTTTTGAACGCGGCAGTTTTTGATTTAATAAAATGCACCTTCTTGCAAAATCGTGAAGGACCGTTCCTCTTGTAGTAGCAATCCAATTTTTATAAGAATTTATTAATTTATTTTCATCGTATCCAATCCAATGGTATTTGCTTGCACTCAAGAATGCATGGTCGCCTTCTTTTACATCATTTAAGTGCGAGTTCCAAATCATTTAAAACATCCTCCATGTTTTCTGGAAAAACAAAACATGCGTAAGACATGCCGTTCATTTTTTCCACATAGTAGTCTTGATTCGGTTGGTGCTTCGCATTCTCTGATTTTTTGCATTCCAAAGCTGCCCACTTATTTTTGTTCAATACGAGCAAATCCGGTATGCCTTGAATGTAATCCGGATCGTTTTTCATGATTAGACTGTCTGGAAATCGCTCTCGTATTGATTTAATGAGCTTTGATTGAAATTGATTTTCGCGCATAATAACCTCCAAAAAAGAAAAAAAGAAGAGCAAATGAATCTCAAACGAGACCTATTTACTCTTCTCTTCTATTATACGCGATGTTTTGCGTGCGAGAAAAAAAATTAAGCACCAACAAAACTTCTTTCATTAAAGTTTTGTTTTCTAGTTAGCGCTCTAGATATTGCCATATCTATAGGAGCGGCCGACCGGAGATGGTAGTAATATAAATCTTTAAAACTTGTGTTTATTCTGTCGATTCTCCCTTCCGCTTGCACAGTCATCCTATAACTGTAATTTTGAGAATAGAATATAATTGTATCGGTATCTACACAATTCCATCCTTCTGCACCGGCTGAGTACTGAACCAGATAAGCCCATCTTTTTCCTGTTGGAACGTCTTCATGCTTTTTACCATTCCACTCTTTTTTTTCTATCCCCATTTCTTCGCATAGACTTCTAAGAAGCAAAAGCTCATACTCAAAATTGTAGAATATAATTGTCTTGGGGCACGCCAATAATAATCCACGAACGCTTTCTATTCTACTCTCATCTGAATTGACAACTTTTCTCAACAGATAACATAATTTTCCAGGCTCTTTGATTGGCTGGTTTTCATATATATCCCATCTGTCTCTAAACACCTTTAAATATTTAGATTTGTCGTAATCGCATAGAACAGCAAGCTTATGCTTTTCCGTTTTCTTTTGATAAGGCATTTTAACGAGTATTTCATTTCTATGCTTTATCAAAATCCCAGTGTTCACATACCTATCAATTTTTGGGTATTTACTGTAACGATTAAAAACTGCATGTTGCCTTAAAAAGTCGGTCTTGTTCCTATAGAAGCCATTTGCTATAAACACTGGAATATAATCGCTCCATGTGTCACCAGGGGTTGCGCTTAACAATATCCACTGATTCTTCCTGGCTATGTTAAGAAATGCCTTAGTCCATGCTCCATATCCAACAACTCTTTGTTCATCAAAAATGAAAAAAGCTCCATATTTGTTTTGATACTTTTTAATGTTGTTCCAAGAGTCGACGGTAATTGTCACATCAAATGGGCATATATCTGGATTTGTAGATAATAAAAAATAGGCACATTCACTTTCCCATTCTTTGCTATCTCTTTTTTTAGCAGTTGTGATTATGTATAAATCTCTTGGTGTTCTCATTGAAGCAATGCCATCTTCTGAAAAATCACTGCCTTGACATACTTTATAAAAATAGTAGGCCAAGGCAGTTCTGCTTTTTCCAGTACCGACGCCGCCACATAGAACGGCGCCAGTCTTTAATTTTTCAACAGCTTGCTTTTGATGAGAATATAATTCTATACTCATTGCTCCTCATCGTAGTATTTGTGAGCAAACGTATCCTCCGCGATCGTGACATACAAGGTCTGAAGATAAGCTGTTACTTTTCCTGTGTCATAATTATACGGATTTATAATTACGTCTGCAGTGTCAATATCCGCCCAGTCCAGATGGTTAATTGATTCTTCATCAAGCTCTACTTTTCCTCTTCCAGTGATCTGAACAATCTTAGGAGGACGATATCCATATTTAATTCGTACACGAATAAACGGAGACGGCGGATCATTTTCATCACGAGACTGAAGGAATTTAACATTCCAACCATCATCAATAAGATCATCGATATCCAACGGCCGACCGTCATACCGGACATCGCCAGCGTCGAGGCTTACACAAAAACTTCTTACTCCTCCATTAGGATTAAACCGATCTGGATTACCAGCAAAATTTCTAAAATTTCCTGGTAAAATATGCGCATTTTCAATTGTAATGTTACCTGTTACTCTTCTGTCTGCCATAATTTTCTCCTTTCATTATTTAAACGGGAGTTCATCTTCAACTCCCGTTAATTCTTTAATCTGCTGTTCATATGCCTTATTTGCTTCAATAGGAATTTTTAATTCGCCATTATACGGATCATCCGATGTAAACCATTCAAAATCTCCATACTCAGATATATCTTTAATCGCCGCGTCAACGAGTATCGAATAATATCTGATATCAATATCCGATTCCTTATGCAAATTTTTTACAACTTCCGATTCCAGCCATCTAAAATCCTTAGACTTTGACGCCGAGTCATATTTACCATCTTTTTCTCTTAAAAGAATTCCGCCTCCACATCCTGGTTTAATCGGACAGAATTGGCCGGCTTTTCCTACAAAATGATAATCATGCTCATTGGGTGGAAGCTTTTCGTTTAGATCCAAATATAATGCCGTCGATACTGTTCTGGTTTCGCACATGTCCTCAAACAATATCTGCTTTTTGCTAAATAGCTTCTTATACACAAACGGTTGAGCAAATTGGTCTCCAGTTGCTGTCCATTCATTTGAAAACTTTTTATTCTTTTCTGGAATATAACCATACATGTCTTTACAAAGATTGGCATCTTTGTACTTTGCAATATATACTGCCTTATTCACCAAACACATTTTGTCGTAAGTTGCTTCGTGTTCAAATGTATATCCATATTTCTTTCCAAACTCCGTTACAAATTCTATTATTTCAGGAGTTGCATCTGGAATTTTTATGGAGTCTGTTTTAATATGAATAACTCTGTATCCCTGCTTTTTAACGGCCTCTTTCAAGTCAATCATAAATAAGGCTCCTCGTTTTGCGACAATATTATCTATATTACGAGGATCTCTGCATTTATTATCAAACTTGGCTGATGTCAGTCCATATACACTATTTATTGCTATTTTCAACGCATACGATAACGCATCTGCTTGATCGCTGTCTGCCAAATATTTTTTAAGTTTTCCGTCAAACATTTTTCCAGCAGTTTCGTAGTCCTCATGCTTTATAGCAATTCTCGCTTGTTTTATAGCACTAAAGTTTTTTGTATACGGCCCAAATAAATTTAATTGTTCAATTGATGTAGGATGCATGGACGCCACATCAAGCAATGCAACATTCCCGTACATTCCTGGTTCCGAATATACGTAGCCGCCCTCTCCAGTTTCTTCACCTTTGTAATATGATTTTCCATGATCAAATCGATACCCGGGGAACATTGTAGAAAGGTCAGTGTAAACAAAGTCTTTCTGAGGATTCTTTGCATTGCCAAATATAATTTGAGTTGTAAGCTGGTTTGTTGTGTGGTTAACAGTCAATCCGGCAATATCAGCCAGTATTTCTCTAGCCACAAAATCCTGGTATCGATCCTCAAATACGGCTTCTGTTGCAATTACGTCATTTACACAGTAATCAGCAACCGTTGTCCACATTTCTTCAGGAACCGGCATATCCCAAGGAAGGCCCAACTCTTGATGATGGATCCCAAGCTCTATTTCCCATTTTTTAAGACTTTGCTTTTTAGAACAAAAATCGTACACATCTGTATAACCAATATTGTAAGCTTCTCCAAAGAACCCATTTGAACTGCCAGATATAATTTTCTGGCTTAAGTTGAACAACTGAGCCTCTGTATACCCCATCATTCGAGCATACAAAATGTGTCGGTCATACCGTCTGCCGTTAAAGTCAACCAATCTAAACTGAGTGAGATTTTCTATTTCTCCAGGAGAAGGATTTATCATCTTCACTACATTGTTTTCTTTGCCTCTCTTTTTCCAGCAAACAACAAACAGATTAGGAAATACCTCACAGTCATAGAATATAATTGGAGCTTCCCGTTTGTCTTCTTCGCTTTCTACATGATCTTCGGATTGAAAATGCATCTTATTAACAAGTTTTATACAAGTCAAAGACTGGTTTGAGCTGTTATTTGCGAATGCCAACACCGCAGGTCTTAAATCCCTCACGTCGTATGACATTCCGGACGAATATGCATCTTCCAACGTTTTAAATATAAAGTCGACTTCCGGCTTAGTGCTTCCGTGGTGTTTTTTCTCAAGACAATTCTTAATTATTGTTCGAATTGCCTTTTCGTTTTTAACCACATCAAAATTAACCACTTTCTTCTCTCCTTTCAATGGAAGTCCGCTGTTAATATGTGCTATTTCTCTATCGTTGCATTTGCTTAATTTTCTTCTAAGAGAACTATTTCCAGTAAATACCTTAACCTCTATGTTCTCATCAAACACAGAACTCAGCATTTTAGGATCTCCATCATAAATATAATGCAGATGAATTCCTTCGCCAGACTTACTCAACTCGGCATATGTCTCCGGCCATTTAGCCGCTGCTTCTTTATTAAGTTTAAATGACTTGTTTCCATCTTCATCCTTAATATCAAAGTCGATAACAATATGATTTGTTGGCACTTTTACATAGTGAATCCTGCTAGTTAATATGTCTCTTAATGTGGTCACAACTTCTGACCAATAAGTAACCGGCTTTTCTTGATCGTTGGCATATTGAGCGGGGCAATCCGCGCATACCATATCAAACACGCTCTTCTGCTCAACGAAATTTAACCAGCTAGCAACTTTAGATTTTACTTTTACAACGCTACTAGCAAATCCGAACTTTTCAGGTTTTATTTCAAAGTACCGGCTTCTGATATGTTTGTTGTCTTCAGTCCTAGAATCTGGAACAAACACATCAAAATAGGCCATTGCTTCAGTCTTAACCTGAAAGCGGTTCAACCGATATAATATTCCGCTTTTGTCACAATAATCTTTATAGTCAGTCCATATGCGATCGAGGCTTAACCCATCTTCACTCGCGCTAACGTTTTTATAGTCGAAGTAGTTTTCTTCCATAAAATTGTAAAATGGGTTTGTACTTCTAAGTGATTTCATCGGAATATAAGTATCATAAATTCGCTTATTCTTTTTATAAACTTGAAGGCAATGATACGCTATGGCTCCAAGTTCAAAATCGATTTTGTCAATAAGTTCCAAATATTTCTCATACGGAAATTTCATTCCAGTAGGACGAATATCAATTAGTCTTCTCTGAACTCCAGAACGAGCATCCGTTATTTGCACGTCGCCATTGCTCCCTAAGAACAGAAAACAACTAAACGACATTTCGAACGGAGACTTAAATTTTGTATTCACGCTCATCCGCTCATGAGACACCAAACTATTTAATCTAGTATTGTCTTCTATTTTCGTTAATTTGGTATCATCTTCAAAAGCAACCAACGGATTATCTTTTAATGGTTCCAACGCAAATTGAGCTTGCGAAGATCCGATCGCTTTTGCATCAATTGATGCTGTATATCCGGAAAATAACTTTTGAATGATTTTAATGATTGTCGATTTTCCAGTTCCGGCGTCTCCAGTAAGAACTACAAATTTCTGTATCTTTTTTGAATCGCCGGCAACTATTGATCCAATCGCCCATTCAATCTTTTGACGTTCTTCATCCGAATATAATACCGATACGAGTTCGTCCCATGCGGATATGTCTCCTTCTTCCAGTGAATACGGAAGTCTTATGCTTGAATAATCTTCTCTCTTAACTTCCGTGTTTAGGAATATAAGTTTCTGATTCAACGGATGATAATTGTCAGCCATTTGCTTCTGGCAATAATGATGCCATCGATCGATCATTCCGGACGAAGCGTTCTCTAAATAACATGGAACTATTTTATCCGTATTGGAAACGATCTTCTCATAAGCTTTTCTTATTTCATTATCAATGAGTCTGACCGCAGTGTCTTGATCCGTCGACCAAGTTTTATTTTCTTCATCCCAAATTGCATAGAAGTCTTTTCCTCGAATCATCAAATCTCGCGACTTCTTAACCTTAAAATCTGGAACAACTCGCTGCACTCCTCGCTTCACCGATTCGACAGAAATTTCGAGAAAATCCACATGTTTTACCTCCTTTCCTAATAGTTGCAATATATAATCCCAACTTTCCCAGAAATCCCAAATATTTTTTTAATTACCTATGAGTAAAAAAATCAATGTTTTTAAAAAGGATTTAACTTTTTTTTCTGGGAATCTGGGTTTTTTGGGATTAATTTTCACTCAATTTCATAATTTTCATTCAACCATTCACACATTTGGAACCAAATTTCAACGTCTTTTTGATTTTCAACGGGGTATTTTAGAGGAAATAGTCCCCCGGTTCCATCCGCTCTATACTTTCTTTCCAGCCATCTTTTGACAATAAAATCTACTGAATCGTACTTAAAGTTCCTATTATCATACCGGTCCAAACCAAGATTATTAATCATCGCCCAGAACCAAAAATCAGTATGATCGACATCGTTCGGATCCCCCATAATATTCTCTTCGACTCGACTTGCCAGGCCAATCAACATTTCGAGAACCGTACATGGACCCCTATAATACGATCCATACTTTTCTCGCAATGCTTCTCCATCACGAGCTCTATTGTCGTCATTAGCAACAAACCATACAAATTCAGTCTCTGTCAAATATTCCATAAGCAGTCCATAATCAAGAAGCTGCTCATCTAATTTAATAAGATCGTACAATTGTTCTAGATATAAATCTTCCATTTAACCTCCTTTCTGGCAAAAATAAAAAGCCCAAGTAACCAATGCTACCTGGGCTAAAAATCACCAATATGGAGCGCCTATAAGATCACCGAAAGGAGCCTATAATCTTCTGTATTTCATAGTCAGCGCCTAGATCGAAGTTTCGAATATATAATGTTGTTTCGACATCTCCGTACCTAATGCCGCTATCGTCCAAAGTGCTTCCGACTACGACTTCTTCGTTGTCTATAACCTCATCCTCTTCAGTTGTAAGTACTTCATCGACTGTGTAATAAAATAGCGTCGATTTATCGAATTGCAGAAAATCTTCTTTAAAGCTCTTTTCAGATATAATTTGTATGCCCACATCATCGGCATCCGTAGTCATTTTATGGCCATCCAAATACCGATTCAGTTCCGCCATTTCTTCTGCATCAAGCTCCCCCTCAGGAGGGCTCTCAGACTCCGCAGGATCGTCTGTATGCGGTTTTCTGTAGAATTTCGTATAATCGATCACTGGTGCATTTCTAGTCGATTTCTGATGCTCTGAGGGCGTCTCTCTGGGCTTTTCTGAATTACTGGCTTTTTCTTCCTCGCTAGGTTCCTTTACATAGTCTTTTATTCTAACATTCGAATAAAACACACGAGCCTCTGCGATTTCTTTTTCTGCCTTTTTATTATAGTATTCCTTAACTGCAATCCAGGATATAAGACCACCAAGAGCAGCGCCTCCAAATCCTATTCCTATTCGTATCATTAATTCGGGTTTCATATAGCCTCCTTTTGTCCGGACTCAAGCCAGAACGGATAATCAAATATATCATGAATATCTCCGCACTGGCAAGAGTCTAGTCCGATCATTCAAATCTTATCCCAGATAACACCATCGACATTGAAGTCAAGAAGAATAACCGGTTCAAGGCCATTCACGAATCTACGAGTAGCTTCTTCATTATTGTAAATACCGAAGTCAATATAACCGTCACCCACGCCTTTAAGCCAGCCAACAACCTGGCCATATGACGTCCGTTCGATCCCTAACGCGTCATAAACTTCATTAAGGAATACATATCCTCGACTACTAAGGAGAGTATTAAAGTATTCCTGCTGGGCCGTCAAATATAACAAATTATACTCAGGATTCTTTTCCCAAGCTTTGCAGGACTGATCGAAGAACTTTGCATACATGCTGTATTTATCAATATGCGCAGTTTTGATCTTTTCGTTTACTTCTTCAACGACTCCGTCTTCATTTTCTTTCTGAACAGTTACCTCTTTTTCTTCAACCCCATATCTGAGATTGAAATCTTCCTCTTCACCATATTTCTCGACAACACGAGCGCGATATTCTTTAAACGCCTCATCAACGGCCGTATAAGCCGCTGTGAGGCCTGCTATCCTGCCAAGCATAATATGATGTGATCCGAGAATTGCAGCCACAGAAACTGCTCCCAGAGCCGCTGCCGGAAGATATAATTTGATGATCTCGCCAGTCGTCAATGCACAACGCTTAACGACCATCTTACGATATACCTTAGCTTTAGCTGCATCCATATCGATCGGCTTACCGGTCTCATCGACCGTAGTGTCATTTATTTCTTCCATCTCAGTAATATGATCTGCGACAACTTCGCCGAGATGGTCATATGTTGCTTTACATGCAACAATAACGCAGCCAACACCAGCCGCAATTCCTACTCCGAGAAGGATCTCCGGGCTGTGTTTTTTGCATTTTAATACTACTTTTCCGACCTTAGGTCCGACTTTGGATATTACTTTGTTCAGCACTTGAAGTTTCATGAATGCTCCTTTCAACTGTGCAATATAATTAAACTGTCTTTATTGGACTCAGATGTAAAAACCCAACGTTTGCTTCCTTTTGTAAATATAACAATCGAGTTCTTCTCCATTCGATTGTCTTTGTACCTAACTACTTCCGACACCAACTGCGGAAATAGGAACGAAAATCTTTCAAATAATCGTTGACTCGTCATTTGACCTTCTTTCTAATTTTCTTTATGGCCTCATAAGTTCTTATTCTATCGGCGTGTCGTATCTCGTTATACTCGCCTCGATTTTTTCTTATCAGCTCCCTTTCCTTTTTAAAATCAAGATACCCGGCGCACTTATCGTGGCAACCGGGATATCTGTTTGTGCAGTCTTTGCACGGTGCAGGTGTCGACATATGTCCTCCAGAATATAATTAGTTCAACGGTCTTGGCCTCGGCAGATCGATCGCGTACCCTCCGTGTACCGGAATAACACGAGCTCTATCCAGGTCTCTCCATCCCCATTTATGATCCTGGAAGTCTCCTGTTATTCCTACCAAATCGTACAGATCCGCGACAGCAGCTTCTTCATAATCTTCGACGAGCTCCCTGAGGTTGTAGAGGGCTTCGTCGGCCGCGACTCTCGAACGAAACGTAATATCGCGATAATCATACCGAGTATTACGATCATCATAGTCATCTCTACGATCGTTGCGACGGCCAGATTTATAGTAAGTAGCGTATGAAACAGGACTCCTTTCACTTCTCCTCCTTCTTGGATCAACTCCAAATATCATTTCCACAGTATTCGTAACTGAGTCGACGATTGTATTTCGGATTGCCGGGATCATGACGTCAAACATGAGATAATCCTTGATCGAGCTTATTTCTCCCTCTCCGAATAACGCGCTTGCAAATCGTCCACGTTTTTTCTTTTCTTTAACAACCACATCCGTTGTAACAGGTTTAAGAACTCGCTTGCTTTCCTCTTTTTTTTCTGCCTCAGCAGCTTGCTCTTCCTTAAACTTGTTCGAATTTGGCTTCAGATCTTCAAGTTTTATTTCCGCCATCGTCCTCCTCCTTTGATTCGTTCATAGCATCCTTAAAGTCCAAATATAATTCATTGGCCGCCTCGTACCCTTCGACAACAGTCTCGTTGACCCATTTGGTTGTCTTATCAGCTACGCAGCAGCATATAATGGATCTTCCGATGCGTTTAAAAATATTCGCTCCATCCGGAAGCCAGAAAAAGCTTTTGGCCGCCGTTTCGCAGCAGCCAAAAACAAAAGATTCAAATATAAGTACCGGGATCGACTGTTCAATTTTCTTCATTGTTTTTCTCCTTCTTAGCGAGCTTTTTTTTATTGATCTTGGCTACGATCTCGCTTGTTACATACATGCCGAGATAGCATGTGCCGCCATAAACAAAAGATGCCAAAACTAACATTGCTCCGGTTTTAAGAACTTGTTTCATATGATTCTCCTTTCTGAGAAAAAATAAAACCCCGTGTTTCCACAGGGTTCTTTGGGGTTACTAATAGTATTATTCTTCGGTTTCTTCCTGCTCTTCAGGTTCGTTTTCGGTTTCTTCGGATCCTACTTCCGGAAGATCCAACGATTCTTCAGATCCGCTATGACGGACGATCTCCACAATTCCTGCTCCAACAGCAGTAGCGATCGCAACGCCGGCAGCGACCTTGGCTCCAATTCCGGATTTCTTTTCAGCCTTTTCTTTCTTTTTGGCTTCCTTTTCTTCCTTCTTTTTTGCCCGGGCCTCTTCCTTTGCTGCTTTCTTCTGCTTAGCCTTGTCGTCAGCAACGAGAAGCCGCTCCGCAAGCTTTTCTCTTACGCTCATTTTGCCTCCTTCAATAATTTCGAATTCAACGTCAACGGTTTCATCTTTAACAGCAGTATTCATATCTTTTCCTCCTATAATGAATACAAGTTTTCACCTCATTATAGGCTCTGTAAATACTGCGAACCGACATTACAAAAGACTTCCGTAATTAAATCGAGGCTCTACCGTATAGTCAATATCTAACATTGGCCTGTTAAATTCATCCAAATGCGAGCTATATCTCATTTCTATGAGTCCACTATCGATATTCCAGCCCAGCTCCTCTCCTAATTTGACCTTTTTGATACCTAATTCGTAATAGAAATCGTTTAGCGGAATAAACATTTCCGTAAGTAATCGCTCGTTCAACGTGTTTACCACTTGCCGGATCTTTTCAGGATTTGATTTGAACGTCTGGCCAGACATTTCATCATAACAAATCAGCTCCCCTTCTCCGGTTAATATAATAGTGTTGTCCGTCTTAGCGACATTTCTGTCAAGATTGTCCTTTGCGATCGCATCGTGGATCTCCGTAGCCTTCTTTTTTCCTACTAATTCTTTGACTTTGGCCTCATACGATCGCAATGTGTTTTCTGTTACTGAATATACTGTGGCTAGAGCAGCCTGCCTCCTATGATTTATACTTTGACATCCAAATATACATAATAATGTCACGATTCCTGAAACAAAAGCTACTGCGTACTTAGGGGCAATTTTCTTGATCATCTTAACGACGATCTTCTTTTTCATTTCCTTTCTGACCTGCGGGTCTTCGTGCCTTGCTTTTTCATTTGCCTTTTTCAGTAATTCTTCGGCTTCACGAATATCATCTTCCGACGCTCGTGTTGCCTTGATTACGGCCACTACAGTAAATATAACTCCTGCACCGGCCGCTGCCGCAAGCAATACTGGACTATTATTTACAATAGCCTTCGCGCCCTTGCTCGCCAGCATTGTGACTGATTTTAACGGGTTCATAAACACTCCTTTCTTAGAAAAAAATATATGACTAGTAATCTAGCCGTAGAAGAGAATAGAAAAAACTAATTGGGGTTCGAACCCAAAACTCTAAAATAGCGCTTTACCAATTAAGCTATTAGTTTCTTCTATTATATGTGATGTTTTTTCTGCGAATTATTTGTTGAATTCCATCTGAGGCTTGCGCTCGTTCAACTCTTTTTCGAGTTCGACCCGCTTGGCCTCCAACTTCTTGGTAAGAGTCTTAAGGCCTCTCTCACCGATCTTATTAAGAACTTCGACTAAGGTATCGGCTAGTGCCTTGCCGATTCTGTAGCCAACAATGACTTTGAACGTGAGCCCTGCAATTTCTTTAATGTCTTTCATTTTTCTTCCTCCTTTATTTCTTTGCGAACCATTACTAATCCATCGGTCATGTACTCGAAGCACGTATTTAAAAAGAAGGCGGATGTTGGCATATCAATATCACCAAGCTCCGCCATTTTAATAACGTGTTCAAAGTTTTCGTTAATATGTTTCAACTGAGTTTTTAATTCGTCGACACTGACCTCAACAAAGGCAGTGCAGTCAATAATGCTGTCTTTAGTCATTTTCCTCCTTATCACACCATTTCTTAAATACTCTATGAAAATTCTTTCCAAATATCTTTTTAGAAATGCAAAGAGAAAAACCGGCCCATTTATCGAACTGGTCTCCTTCCTTACACTTAACTACTGTTTTGGTTCCATCTCTCCAGAGTACGATCGTTGCCGGCGGATTGAATATAACTTTCTTTATTGCCAAATTATCTGTTCCGAAGAAATTGTAATAATCCGGAACTATCGAAAAAGTACTTTCAAAACTCATTTCCCCTCCTAATAGTTTTTCAACCAATAGTTTTTTAACCGCGTCCGGATAAATGTCTGCCGTCAAAGATAGCGATTGTTGGCAGTCACACGGAAAAGACTCAAGGCGGACCTCTTTTATCTTACCGATTTGTTCATACCCGTCTATTGAATACAGTTTCATTTCTCCTCCCATCTAATCGGTTTATGAGAATCCTCATTCCATCCCTGATCCAGGCAGTCCCAGCACGGATCTTCAGATTCCTCTTTTTCCCAGTGCTTGCAGGTTTTACAGTAAATATCAAATCTCACTTCTTTAGTCGCTGTATCAGCCATTGTCCATCTCCTTCAAATATCTTTCTTTCCAGGCTTTTGTTCGCCTTAATGATTCATTTAACTGCTTTGCAGCCCGATCGATGATTTCTTCTTTATGCTCGTTAAGGAACTTTGCGATTTGATCATCCAATTTTGCGTTCAGCCATTTAAAATTTCGTTCCTTTTTTCTGTTGTAATAATTTTGCTCCATCGGCGCAAACTGATCCAGGACGATATTGGTAATGATCTCGTCAATATTATTCTGTATTGCATTTTCAGCGATCGTTTTAACCCTTTCATCGTCAAAGTCAAATGCAATATTTAATACATGCTGCATTTATTCCACCTCCCAAAAATCTCTCCATATGACATTGTTGTCTCCATAAACACGCTCTTCCCGAAATCTAAAATTATTTTCAGGATTTTCCACCGGGCCATTTTTTGCATACTCTTCTGTGGTTGTATGCCGACAGCACCCGTCCGGATTAGCGAAGCAGCATTCAGTAAAAAGTTTATCCCGACATGGAGCTTTTCCGTTACACAAATAAAAGATTCTACTCATTGGTTTTCCCTCTTGATTCTTCAATTAACCGCCTACAATGCTCTGCCCAATCATTATTAAGTTCTAAACAATGATTTGCCCATTCGTCAATTGTTTTTTGCGATTCCTTGAACCACGAATCATTAATATATAATGCAAGTACTGCCATGGGAACAACACCCAAAATCCATCCCAATAAGAATTCAATCATGATTTTCACCTCTCATATCCGCGCCGCAGTTCGGGCAGAAATTGTATTGTTCCATGCGCCCCTCGATTGCGTGTGTAACAAATCCGCATTGATCGCACATCATTCTGCTCGCCCAAGTTCTTACACCGAAAATATCAAACGTTCTCGAGTGTATTCCACTATCAATCCACCTCCCAGTCTTGCGTTCCTCGATGGTCGGCATAGCATCTATTGTATCTTTCCAAACGCCACGTTTTTCAATTCCTGTGCAACCCATCCAGTTTTCTTTGTAAAGCATCGTGTACGGTATTGCATCCGCGTCAATCGGTCTCATTCGGTTCTTCATCCCCTTCTTCATCAAATGGCTCAGTTGAACGAAAGCACCTTGACAGCATAGCCGCAAAATTGCCCGACAAAGTGTTACTTTCTCTAAGTTCCCTTGCGTCCGCTTCTATTTCTGTAGTGTATTCGGTCACTTTAATCTTCATCGGTTCTCCTTTCCGCGTTTTCCTCCCCGTACAATATAATGTTAACTAATTTGTCACATATTATGGTTAATATAAGGTTGGCTCTTTTACACCTGTCTCGCCAATCATCGTCGTCCTTAGATTCAAAACCGAGCTCTTGAACGATTGCAAATGGGAGATCAAATTCTTTGGCTAAGTCCTCGCTCTTGCCAATGAACTCATCTTTCACTCGTCCCATTTTCATTCCTCCACGTTATCTACATGATACGGTCGTCCTCGAAAATAATTACGAGACGAATAGTGTCGTTTGAACGGAGTACACGGATGCGCTTCGCTCTCCCGGTTATATGCTCTGATCTTTTCGCCATCGATGGCAACCTTGAGATAATCGATAAGCTCTTCAACTTTGTCTACGTCAAAATTATAATGTTTCCAGATTGCCGCGGCCTGTTCCATAATCGTGCAAGCCGCAAATTCGCCTTCTGCTACTTTGAATTCAAGTGTCATAATTTAACTCCTAATACTCATAATTGTAGTGTTCAGTTTCGTTTCATTACTGTACCATGCATTGCAAAGCCTTCACTGTTATGTTCACTACTCCGCTTATCCATTACATTGCGCCACACAACTTTTCATCGCTGCACTATTCCTATGCCAATCTAATCCCCGCTCCGCCGTTCCTCTACGTGACTAGTCTATGCTGTGCTTTTCCATTACCTATCAATTCGATTCCGTTGCTGTTCAGCTCCATTGCAAGACATTTAGATTCATTGCCATCGCCCAGCATTTCTTTTCTATGCTAATCCTTTACAGTTCTGTGCCAAACGTTGCCATTACGATTCGTCAATAAGCTCCCAGGTAAATCGTCCGTATGATCCGTTGCGCCACTGGCCAAGACCATTAAATCTACCGTAATCAAGCCAGGATTTAACATTTTTGGCAAGAGCGTCATCGAGAACAGAAATACCAAATGTTGCCGTTGTTCCTGCCGGAATCATTTCGCTATTGGCTAGAGCAATACGCTCTCCCTGCATGGTTTGAGCTCTAAGAGGACGCTGAAGATTTCCAATCTTTCCTCCGTCCGGGAGAATATAAGGAATCTTTCGATCATCGACAAATACCAGCAGATCGATCTTCTTCTTATAAGCGGTAAGCTTATTCTTAGCGTCCATCATATTGCATGCATTGCATGCAGATTTAAAGAACCCTCTTACCTGATAATCCCACAGGAAAGGAGTTCCGTCTTCGAGTTTCGGAAATACCGTCATGGTCTTTTCTTCGACACCATCAACGCCGATCGCTGCAATTTCGTCTTCGATCTTTGCCGCATTTTCCGCTTTACTGGCAATATAAGTTCTCGCTACTTCTGGATCGCCAGGCGTGCTTCCAAGAATCGGTTCAACAAATGTAAGCTTAACCTTTATGTTTTTCATTCCTGCCTCCTAATACTCATAATTGTAAGAATTATAGGGCCGCTTCGGATGTCGTTCTTCCTCCTCCTTTTCTGACTTCCGCAGGCAGCCCCAAGAGCAATACCATTCTAATTTAGTTCCTTTTCCCGTATCGCTTGGTACTCGCCGTTTATAGGTCCAATAATCAGTACCAACAATATCAAACACTTTTCCACAAACTGCGCATTTTCTTAATGTCAGGTGCGCATTCTCAATATAATAATCGTTCTTATTCATATCAGTAATTATCGTCGAATGGATCGGGTTTCTCGTACTTATTAGCGTATTCTTTGGGTTCTCTTTCTATAGTTATGCTAAGGCAGGCGTCGCTGTAATGTTTTCTAAATAACGCTTCTGCTAAAATAATGGCGTTTTCAAGACACATTCCTTCGGCGACTATAACGCCTCCCATTACCACGTTGTAATTAAACATCCTATTCCTCCCTTTCTCGATAATAATCAAACGGATCAGGTTTGTTATGGAAATAATCGGAATATTTTATCCGAAAATCGCGCTTATTTGTTTCTGCGCCTTTTATATATCCGACGACAAGACAAACAATTCCGAATGCTCCAAAAGCTAAACCGTATAAAAACGATATAATGTTTTTAATAAAGGCCAATACCTTCTTCATTCTTTTGCCTCCTTATAGTTTTTGATAACGTCTATAATAATCTAAACGCTCATTCATTTTGCGCACTTTTGCATCATATATCAGATTGATAGCAGTAAAGCCTAAAACAACTCCGCTTAAAAATATTAGTGCCGCCGATATAATCGTATTCATTCTTTCTCCTCCTTATTTAAAAGAATGTCTTTAAGTTTCTTCAGAGCATCATTCCAGCCCTGAATATAACCTTCAGAATAAGCAGTTGATTCCTGGTCGTTCTCTTTATCCATAGCTCTCCTTTCAAAAAATCTCAGGGCCTGTTACAGCCCTGAGAATATAATTGGTCAACTTACAGATTCTCTGATCCGCTAACAGTTAACCGGAAGCAAGTTTCCCAGATCCGAGCAGATTCTAAAGCAACTGCCAGTTCTTTGGAATATAAGTTTTGAGCGTCCATTGCCGCACGACTTCCTATAATGCGATCATGGTTGTCAAGCCACCCGCTCTTAGCCAGGAACTCGACCGCATCTTCCTCGGTGATCGTTGCGGGGACTTCCTTAGTCTCATAAACGATCTTAGGAACCTCTTTGACGATCGTCTCGCCAAGTCCTAAACGCTTTCCGATCTGATCTAAGATAGAATTGAAGGTATTGTCATCGACAGCAAACTCGTAAGATCCGTCCTTAAACGGATTACAGCCGCTGGTTCTGATCTGTCTCCAGTCCACAAAGTATTTCTTTCCGGACGTGGATTCAAATTCTTTGCAATATCCGCTATAGTAGAAGCCTTTCTCTTCAATAGAATCGTATACGGGAATATAATTAACATTCCCTTTTGAAGCTGCTATGACAAGAACCAATTCTTTTTTCTTCGGGCCCATGTACGCTCCGGTGGATCTGGTCCATACTTCGCCCGGGAAATAATTGGTTTCTTGAGCTTTGGGTTCCATCATCACTTTAGCGAGAGCTTTGCCAGCTGTCGGATCGGAATATCCTTCGGCATTCTTAAAACCGGTCGATTTCGGTTCTTCTTTGATCTCTTTATTTTTGCCGATGTACATATACCCTTTCTTTGGGATAGCCCGCACTTTGTCCGGATAATACTCTTTTACATAACACTGTAAGAAGTTCTTAAGGGACCTACAGCTATATATATCCTGTGGTACAAGATCATATATATCCTTCGATGCGATGACGTCTCCATAATCTCGAAGAGCTTCGATAATAGTTTCAGCGAGTTTGTCTTTTTTTTCAGTTCTTTTGTAATAAGTTCCCATACATACCTCCTATTTTTGTGCTGGGACTATTTGGTTTAAAAAAATAAAGCCCCGTGTTTCCACAGGGCTTTTGGATCTTTTTAAAGAAATCGCTTTGCAATTTCTTCGGGATCGGATTCAATCCATCCCCACGTTTGGGTTCGACGATCAAAGAATTCTCCATATACGCAATGATATTTCGAATCTTCTCCGACCATGGCGACCTGCATCCCCATTCTTGGAGTCGTTGGTTCGTCAGGATTAGTCCTCTTTTTTGCTTTTGGCATATCCGAGGACAAACACTGAATATAATCGGCATACGGACATTTTTCAGTACTCGCATACCCGGAAAGAGTAATAAGGTTTACTATGATACGTGATCTGATCTTCTGTTCCAATAGGAACCAAATATTCAGATCGGTCGTTGTTGCAAGATTTCACGACATTGTATCGGGAATACAGCAGCACCGATAAATTATCGAAGAAATTTTTGCATTTGTAAAACTTACTATTGTCTGGTCTGTACTTTCCCATACTTACCTCCTTTAAATATGGTGAAAAATAAAGCCCCGTGTTTCCACAGGGCTTCGCCTCCTTTCCAGTGAGAATGATCAGATCTTATCAACACCAAACGTCTTGGTGAAGACATGGTTGTAGTAGAATTCCCCCACTGCCTCGCCAACGAAGTACATTCCGATGAGTGTACCTACATAACCGATCACAGAGAGAACTTTCTTGAATTTTTCCATAGTGCTTCCTCCTTTTATTAAATGCAATAAGTTATTTACATCCTTCACTATTATAAGCGTTGTAAATTATGCGAAAATAAAAGAGCCCTTGTTAGAGCTCTAATATGCCCGCTTCACGGGCGTCATCAAACCAACCAAGTAACATCATAATAAGTATTATCATGTCGCACCTCCTACTTTGTAAAATCACGGATCTTCTTGTAAAAGTGCTTTGCTACTGCAATCAGCAGATCAACAAGCATTACAACGATAACTATCCTAATGATTAAACCCATAATATAAGTCCTCCATAATACAAACGTTATATGTTTCCTTCGCTATTATAGGCGTTGTAAAAAGTGCGAAAAAAAAAGAAAGGGCTTGTTAAGACCCTTCCCGGATGATCTTCGGTTATTTGTTGTTCATACTTGATAATATCAAATATAACCCAACAGCAATCAATATACATCCGATAAGCATTTAACAATCCCTCTCTTTCCGTCTGGCTTTAATGTAATCAATAACTAGTATCACAGTGACGGTCGGTATTGCCAGCGCAAGTGCAGTACTGTCAACATACATAATGTTCAACAGCCCAGCAATTGCTCCCAATACTAAACCAAGCAACAGTAAAATAGTTTCTTTCATAAAATATCACCTCCTACTATAGGATGTGTAAAAAATGCGAAAAAAGAAGAGGCTTTGTTAAGCCTCTACCTTCGCAACAACTTTCTTTTCTTTCAGCTTTTCCACAAAATGTTTCAAAGCGTCAAGGGCCTTTACTACCAGTGCCGAGACCGCTGCAAACAGCTCTGCGATCACGATCGTGTGATAGGTATAATCCCAATCGATATACCCATACTGGATCGTATCTGCAAGAAAGCAGTATACAACAGTAACGATAGCAAAGATAATAATTCCTTTGTACTCTTTTCTCATTTTATTTTCCTCCTATAGAAAATATAGTTTTTGTTCTATTATAGCTATTGTAATTTTAGCGAAAAAATAAACGCCTCGCTTACGCCGCGAAGCGCTTATCTTCTTCCGCCCACATACGTCTAATTTCTTCTTTTTCAGCCTTTTCCATGTTGTCGATGACGATGTAGGTTGCTCCAACGAGCACCATCACCAATAATAACATTTTATTACCTCCTAATAATAGAAATCAGGTTTGTGTTTATTTCTATTATACGGATTGTAATTTTTGCGATATTAAATGTCGTATTCCCAGTATTCTCTCTTAAGAGGCTTCATTCGTAAAACCCACATGACTCTACGAACCCCGAAAGTTGGATATAATCCTTCTTCGTCTGGTTCGGAAGCTTTTTCTTCTAAAAAATTCTTAAATTCTGGATGCACGGCAATGTCATTTGCTATGCACGAATCAATTGGCCCCCACCACGTCCATTTTGTCCCTTCGCTATGGCGCTTTTGTATGACGGCAAGCCCTTTATTGCCCGTTTTAAATAGCGTGCATTTATTGTAAAATGGGTGATCACACTCATATATCTCTATATTATTCAATAACGCGGCGTTCGTTTTTTCATAATGATAGCGCATATTGCTCCTTTCGAAAAAATTAAAGCCCCGTGTAAATCACACGAGGGCCTCTAAAATGTCAACAATCAATCTTATTTCCTTAGCCATATTAGAATAATCGCAGGACTTTTCAAGATTGCTTTTGTATTTTAAAGAATCAAATTCGTCAGCCGGCCTTCCTTCTAATGATGCCTGATCCATTCGATTTGCATAACACAAACAAGTGTCATATCTGATCTTGGATTTTGCCTCATATATATCGGCTCTAACTTTCAAAATTTCAATTTTTTTAGCAATCTCTTCTTTCTTCGATTTCTTCATATATACCTCCTTTTGAATAAGTTTTGATCTCCATTATAGGACGTGTATATGGTGCGAAAAAATAAAGCCCCGCGTAAATGCCGCGAGGCCTTGAATGGAAGACTACCATAGAATATAATAATTAACGGTTACGGGATACCCATTTGACAACCTGAGCTTCAGTTACCTTAAGCTGCTGGGCAATTTTCCAAGTCGGCCAGCCGCTATCAGCAAGTCTCCGGGCAACAACCGGGAACGATTCCTTAGCCATAAGCACCTCCTGTTTTGGTAGTCCTCCATTATAGGGGGTGTTTTTAGTGCGTATCAGAGTCTGTTACGTCTATAACTTTCACCACCTCAGGCTCTGTTTTCTTCTTTTTCAGCCTTCTTTTAAGTCGAGCGACTTTCTTTTCAAGCAAATATATGTCCATAACAACGAACATTACACATGCTCCGAAAATCATCGATGCCAAACAGCCAATTAAAAATACTAGGACCGTCATACTCCCCTCCCCTTATTAAAATTTGTATAAATGATAGCGGCCAAAGAATCGTACGATAAGTTCCCCGTCCTTATCGTTCTTAGTGTTCAGTAAAGCGTGCGTTACGCAAATGCTCTCAATGAGATCTGCTTGTCCTCGAATGGGAATACAGATTTTAAATACGTCGTCCCAGTGATCCATATCGAATTCCATATTCCATCCGTTTTTCTGGATCTTTTCGATACTGAGCAGCTGCCAAAGGCAAAAACTAAAAAAGAAAAACGCGTTGATCAACATGTACAATATAATTGTTTCTACAATAATCATTCACTCCTCCTTTACTACATGTAGAAAAAATAAAACCCCGTGTTTCCACAGGGTCTTACCGGAAAGGACTATCTCCCAATATAGGGATATCCTCCTGTTACGAACATCGCAACCGGGATGTCAATTACGTGACAAAACCGGTGGATCATTTCGTTCGAGGGGGTTGATCTGCCTTTCTCCCAGGAACATACACAGCTCTGAGTTACGCCAAGTTTCTTGGCTAACTCTTCCTGAGTCATGTCCCTAAAGTGTCTAAGCATAGTAATCCTCCTCGGAACGTCAACGACCATTCCGTTTGTCAGAGTAACTTTCCTATCTCTAATCGCACCACGTAACATTTTAAATTACCTCCTTATCTATATTTAAAATGTATAGTTTCTTTCCTATTATACGTGATGTAAATTATGCGAAAAAAATAAGGGCCTGTGTAGGCCCCTATTGGGTTTTCGATCGTTTTTATCTAAAGCCGATCGGAGCTTTATTTTTGACCGAATTTTGGGTCGGCTCTTCCCATTGTCCCATTAATATAGCCTGGAACTTGGCCTCTCTGGACTCAAGATCCTTCCGGGTCTCTTCATCGTAAAGATCTTTCAGTTTCTTGTTCGCTTTCTCTACTGCATAAGCTGACAGATTCATCACAACATTGGCAGCATTTTTGCCAAGTCTGTATCCGAGAGTCAACTCAAACGTGAGTTTAGCAACTTCAACAACAGTCTTCATACTCATAAAGCACCTCCTATTTTTGCTTTGTCCTGAGTTCCTACTATAGGAGTTGTATATGGTGCGAAAAAAATATACCCCGTGCAAATCGCACGAGGCATATTGGAAATATGATAGTTTTCAGTTACGCAATTTGGCCTTAATATGGAATGGATCAATCCGCATAATCCGGCCAAGGATCTCCGAGTTGAAGCTGTACCAGAACGACTGCAGGAGAGAGCTTCCGATAACGGCTTTCGTATCATCGCTAACACCTTTATGGCGCTTCAAATATCCAGCGTCCACCAAAATGTTATTGATAAACTCGATCCGTTTCAGAGCATTCTCATACTCTACAGACAATCCTTCTAACTGCTTCAATGATTCGGTTAAAGCTTGGCGTTCTTCTTCAAGATTCTTTACCCATTCTGGTTTCTTAATAACCATAGTTGCCTCCTTTTCCTTTCAACAGTTCCATTATAAGCACTGTATATAGTGCGAATCATTTCTTATTGATCACTGTCTGAATTGCTTTGCGCTTTGTTTCTGTGATCGGAACCGTTGTAAATATAAAGGTAATAACGCCTTCTTTAGAAACACTGGCACGAACAGTAAAATATACTTTCTGCTGCACCATGGCTTCCGAGTATTTCTTAAGATCTCCTGCTTCTGTCGTTTTAAATACTCTCGCTTTTTTCTCGACAACTTTCTTAGTTTCTTCCATGATTTTCTCCTTTATTAAAAAATTAATAGAAACCAAAAATATAATAAAAAGGCCGCCGCACGAATTAAAAACTTATTTTAATAGGAGGTAATCAGTGAAAAACATTCATGCAACGGCCCTTTTAACAAAATATAAGACGTAAGCGTAACCTACGTCTTGATTGCGAGATCCATCCAAAGATCGGTAAGTGAAAGCCCCGTCACCTCGCGGTCTTCTCCGAGCCAATAACGGTCTCGGCTACCTTCCCTTTGCCTGTGAAAAGTTCATCTCGCTGTTAGTATTTCATTTCTTAAAAAAAATAAAAGAATTGCTACGGTTCTGCCTCAACAGTACTATTACACCATAGTCCCAGCCTATCAGATTTCTCCTAGGCGATCACTATCATTCATTTCTGAATGCCGTAAATTTCCTATCAGAACACTCTTTCGGTTCAATTCTTCTATTATACCCATTGTAAATTTTGCGAAAAAAAAGAGCCCTTGTTAGGACTCTTTTTCGTTATGTAATACATTAAAGGTTTCAAATACAATCGGAGACACATTAATATCCGGGTCTGACTCGACTTCTCTAACAAATAAATAATCTAAATCCTTATCCGATTTGTATTCAATTTCGGACGTGCATTCTTTTACATAAGAATTCCATTTCTTAACGTAATTCCTGCAAAACGTTTCATTATTTGAAACAAATAAGAGTTCTGAACCTAGACTTGTTATAATCCAGCCTTCACCGTCTCGCCATATCGGCATTGTCTCCTTTTTATATACTCCATACATAAATATCACCTCCTACTATAGGACGTGTATATGATGCGAAAAAAAAGAGCCCGGTAAAGGCTCCTTATTTAATTCCTAGAACCCATTCTAAATAGTCGCATACTTTTGTTATTTGATCGTCAACATCATTAAGAACCGATCGCATATATTCAGGATCTAATACCTGATCTAAACAGTATGTTTCCCTTTCATCTTCATCCATAGATAAAGCCATATTCATACCGTTTATCTCGTCTTCGATACCCGTGCGAATGTCCTTTAAATCTTCAATTGCGCTTATAACTTCATAGTACGCTTTTAATTCTAGTCCTTTCTTAAGAGGTTCCTTCCCAGACAACTTTTTATAAATCTTGTCTCTTATTTTTGTCAGCATCATTATACTCCTTTCAAAAATAATTTAAGTTTCTATTATAGGAGCTGTATAATGCGCGAAAAAAATATAACCCCAGCATTTCTGCCAGGGCTTTTGTTCAACCTCCATTCATTTTAGCCAGTTTAATGGCTGATTTTAGCCGATTAAAAACTATTACTTTCTGTGTTACTTCAGCTTGCTTTTCTGTCATAACATCGAGTGCTATCTCCAACGCTTCGTAATGCTTGTCATCCCAATCCAGGGACATTCCGAGCACTTCCTTAACATTTTTGATCGCTTCTTTTAATGTCATTTCAAATACCTCCATAAAATAGAATATAAACAGTTCTATTATAGGCATTGTAATGCTTGCGAAAAAAAGAAGAGCCCTTGTTAGGACTCTTCGAGTTGGAGTTAATCTCCGACATAAAACCATAAATTACCGAAATATTTCCTCGCTTTTAGATAAGTTTCCTCATCAATCAGCTTGTCAGCCAATGCATGCGTAAATGCCGCGCATCGGCTCATCTGAACCGGATAAGGATTATACTTGTTTTCAAACTCAGAATACATTTCATTAAAAGTTTTCTTCATAAATATCACCTCCTATTATAGGAGTTGTATGTGATGCGAAAGAATATAAAAGAAGCGTCTGTAACGTTCGTAATAGTAATCACGTTCGCAAGGGATCTCCATGACCGTTTTCAAATATGTGAACGAGTATCCGTCCGTAACAGCTTTTAAGATAAACTTAGAAATATAAGGATCTGCCTGCTCTGCAGCTTCCTCAATGATTCTAAGCTTTTCTTTAATTTGAGCCATGCGAATCGCAACAGCAGCCGTCCGATCGGACACGTCAGTTCCTCTCGGCATTCCATCCAGAATATAATTTGCTACCCCGGATCGGCTAAGCTCCAGGTACTCCTTCTTTCGCTCCGGATAGAGCAAACAGAAGTGCTTTAGCATTAAATACTCATGCTTTGGAATATAATACTTGTTTCGCTTTGATACTTCGTTTCTAATAATTGTAGCCATAGTGCCACCTCCTTTGAGCGGAGCATATGGCACGCGACCGTCACCTACGTACGCAGGTTACGATATCAATAAATATAATGACCGTTATGGACGAAGTATTGAAAATCCTAATTGAACAAGGTATAGTGAGTGCAGACTCTCTTCGGCAAGCAGAAAATATGAGATTAGCACAAAAAGTAGCTCTGCTTCACGAAAACAAAATTAGTCAGCTTCCTAACGGACAATGGAAGACATACACTCCTAGTAAAAATGGTAAACGTAAAGAACTTCGGGCAAGAACTAAGGAGGACTTGCTAAACAAAATTTTAGCATTTTACGAGGAAACTGACTCGCACATTGAAAATATAATCTTTAAAGATCTATTCGAAGAGTGGCTCGAGTATAAAAATACCATTACAGAAAGCCCGAATACGATAAAACGTCACAGGCAACATTACAACAAATATATAAGAGGCAACCCACTTGAAGCGAAAGGAGTGAAAAAGATAGACTTTTTATCGATTCAGGCCCTCTGTAATAATATTGTTAAAGAGCACAACTTAACGCGAAAAGAATGGACTAACGTAAAAACAATTCTTAAAGGAATGTTCGAATACGCTGTTGAGAAAGGGTATATTGCAGATAATCCGATCCATAAAGTAAAGATCCTCGTCAAATATCGTCAAGAAAATCGTAAGAACGGAAAGACAGAAACGTACAATACGTTCGAATACAAGATGCTGATGGACTGGCTAGATGAAAACATTTCCAGAAATTCCCACCCGGGATTTTTTGCCATTAAAATTAACTTTTTTCTTGGACTTAGGGTCGGTGAGCTGGTTGCTCTGAAATGGAGCGATATCGAAGGATATAATTTGCATATCGTCCGTGAAGAATTTAGAGACCAGGAACACTGTAAAACTTACGTAGTGCCCCATACGAAAACAAACAGGGACCGGTACGTGCCGATCATTCCGGAAGCGCTGGCAATTTTTCACAAGATGTACAAGAAATATAATCCGAGGCAGGAGGACGATTACATCTTTTGCATGGCTGGGGGAAAGGATAACGAGCCAACAAGTGAATTATTTGCTGCGGAAGTTTGCAAAGGAGAAAAATATTAGGGTGAAAAGCTCGCATAAAATACGCAAAACTTTTGCTTCCAGATTAGACGCGGCAGGCGTACCGGTCGACGAAATAAGAGAATTGCTTGGCCATTCGAATTTAGAAACAACAATGAGATACTTGTACAACCCACTCACAACCGAAGAAACCAGAGGTCGAATAGCCAAAGCATTAACATCAGATTAATTTATCCTCATCTATCCTCACTATTTTCCACGTTTGAGAAATATAATAGAAGCCCTAAAGCCGTGTATTTACGGACTTTAGAGCCTCTACGTACGAGTGCGGAAGACGGGACTTGAAGATTTTAGAATCCAGCAAATATAATAGGTTGAGAGGCACTATCCTCAATCTATCCTCACGAAAGGAGAAATGCCGGAGAGAGTTTTTAATCTGTTAGCTCATAATACGGTTTTTCGTCTAGCTCGCTTGCTCTATAAATACTGACGTTCGTAAAACCAAGGGTGGGATCGGCGTCTATATGCGTAAAAAGATATTGTACTGGGTCGCCAGATGCGATTCCACATACAATCAAACCGCGAATATAAGTAGAACCATGCTCTTCTATAATAGAAGTCACAACCCCTTTAGTATTAAGTCGCTCCATTAGATCGGCAGCTGTTATGTCTAATGTATATCTTGAGTCTTCGGCAGTTGTATCAATAATCTTCATAACATTACCAGATTCTCCAGATCCACCACCTGGCGTTACCACTTCACTAATTGTCTGCTGGCCTTCAATGCCGCCTAATTTTCCTACAATACTCATTTTGATCTCCTATTAATCCCACACAATATGCGGATAATCGTCTTCGCTGTCATAATAAAACTCTTGAATATTGCCATTAAAGCATAAACGAATCACCTCATTGGTTATCTCAACAATCGGGCAATAGTTAAGCTGATATTCACTGCTGTACGAAACTACTACAGACCCGGAAAGCAAAGCTTCTTTTACTTCTTTTAAAGTTCTATCAAATTCAAAACGCGCCGCACCTTTATCCACAAGATTAACAATAAGGGTTCCTCCAGATCCCCCACCCGGTGTTACAACTTCACTAATTGTCTGCTGGCCTTCAATGCCACCTAATTTTCCTACTATACTCATGAATTCTCATCCTTTCTGACTTTGAGCCGAATATAATCTTTCTTATAGACATCTTCCGGTTCTGATTTTAAGTTAAAGAACCATTTAACCTTTTCCTCATCGGAATCGTCAATAACCAGCGTCCCATCGTTTCCTGCTTCTGGAAGTCCGATAACCATGCTTTTAATGAAGGAATATACTCCAGCCGTAGCAGCAACAGAAAGAATATTAATCCAATCGATATCGTAAATTGCTACGCCTAGTGTAATCATAGAAAGAACTACCTGAAGCATCGTCCAGGCAGCTCTTTTAAGCGACAATATAATTAGTTCTTTATTCATTTATTCTTCCTCCAGCGCTTGAATGTTGAACCCGCTCCATCCTTCTGCGTTCTGATATGTTTCCACGCTATCCGCCGGAACATAAATTACAAGATCATTAGCGCCTCCAAAAGAGGACGAAATGGTAGGAGGAGTAGAATTATGGATTTCCACCCTTACTAAATTGGAATCCCCACCAAAGCTACTAATAATGGACTCAATGTCTTCAAATATAATAGTTGTAAGCGAGTTGCATCCGCTAAAGCATCCTTGCACGGTTTTTAGTCTTCTAAGATCGAGCGCCTTAAGAGAGGCACACGAGTTTAATGCATTGCTCATGGTTATAACAGAAGGAATTATAAGCTGCTCTAAAGAAGACAAGCCGTTGCCGCCGCCATTAATTTCTGTGACTAATGGAAAATTAATTCTTTTAAAATTCCCGCCTAAGCCCGACGGCCACGATCTAAGTTTAGGAGCGTCTAAATTCAAGAGCGCCTGATTCCCACCAAATGAGCCCCCCTGAATTTCCTCAACGTTTGGAATATTAATAGTAGCCAACGCCGTGCATCCAGTAAAACATCCTGCATGAATAACTTTAACACCCGGCATGTTAACCGTTTTAAGATTTGTGCAGCCTTGAAATGCGGAATACCCAAGTTCAGTGATAGATTCCGGTATAGTAACTGACTCTAAACTGGTACAGCCATTAAAAACAGAATTTCCAACACTTTTTGCTTTTTTTAAAAGTTCTGCTGCAGTATCGTCGGTGAGCGTCCCATCGAAAAATGTTTTTATTAGTGTGTGTTCTGGATCCGGCGATCCGCCACCAGATTCGGCAACATCGGAAATAACATTGTACCCCGAAATACCGCCAAGAGTTTCAACAATGGTCTGTTTCCCCGGCACACCACCTAATTTTTCTACTATAGACATTACGGGGCCTCCTCTATCGGTTTTATGTAATTTACAAACTTTTGCCAGCTATAATCGCTTTTATACTTGGATAATAAACTGCTAGGAACATAAATCGAGAAATCATCCGACCTCGCAGTGAACGCACCACTTCCTACAAATGGCAACGCCGTATACGATGTGTTCGGAAGATATACTGCTTTTATGCTACCAGGTTCTCTAAAAGCGTTTCCAATATATGTAATTTTAGGAAGTATAATTTTGTTAATAAATGCGCCATAAAAAGCACTATTATTTATGCGTGTTACTTCGGGCAAGGAAAGTTCGTCTATTGACCCATTGGAACTAAGAGCTGACTCCGGAACTTCCGTTAACGAAGGAAGTTCAAGAACATGTAGCCCATTAAAATTGCTAAGCCCACCAGTTCTAATACTTGTAACGCCATGAAGCTTAATTGTATTGATTAAATTTTTAGACGAAGAATAAGAAACATTATCATCGAATGCGTACGGATGATCTGCGTCTTCTTTCCCGACATATGTCACAGAAGGAAAATCGAGAACTTCTATTGAGCTCTGTTCAAATGCGTACTGTTGTATGCTTTTTACTTTTGGAGCATATATATTTTTAAGTTTACTAGCATTAGTAAAACAATAATTCGGTATGGCTTCTAATTCTGGAAGCTCTAATTCTTCAAGATCAATACAAGTACTAAATGCGTATGAATCAACCTCAGTTACATTCGTGGCTACAACTTTTTTGATCCCCGGACCGGCCCCTATAATATATTCCCTCAATTTGGTAACACATTCCGGCATAACTAAGACTTTGGGAAAGTTTTTACCCTCTATAAAAGGTTTTAAAAAAGCCACGTCAGGATCCCCAGCTTCTGCTACATCGGATATGACGTTTGCTCCGGGGATGCCTCCTAACGCTTCGACTATGGTCTGTTTACCAGGCACACCACCTAATTTTTCTACTATAGACATAAATATAATTCTCCTTATGCGTTAAGAAGGGCGCTCCAGGTCTTAGCCGCTACGCTGCCAGGAGTCGCTATATCAAGTTTCTTTTCTGCCTGGAATTTAGAAAGGGCGTATACCGTTTTCTCTCCAAGTTCACCATCGATCGCAAGCTTCTTGCCGTTTTTATCTTTGTAGCCAAGATCATTAAGAAGTCTTTGAATGGTTTTGATCTGCGGATCCTTAGCTCCAGGCATAAATTTCTTAAGCGCAATACTGCATGTTCCAACAATAAGATTCGGACTTGGAGCCGGCTTCGGCGTTTCGATCGGCGATGTAACTGTCTGAGTCGCTTTTGCCCCATTTGTAAGGACGACTACTGTATGCCCTTTCGTCTTCGTGCATAGAATATCGCCTCGAAGCAGATAATCGGATGATTTACAGTATTTATCGGACGTAAGGATCTCGAAATATCCTGTTTTCTTAAGCACTTCAACGAGCGTTGCCGTATAAAAATCCGGAGTTGTAAGACCAGCATAATGAATGCAAAGTCTAACAAGCTGAGCACAGTCCGTTTCCTTCGGAGTATCGAGTTTCTCCATATCGAAACCGAATTTCTTCAAATAATCCCAAGCGGATCTGTTCTGCGACTGGTCATATCCGTAGTTCTTATTTCGGCAAGCAATCTCCATCCCTTTTGCAATCTTTTCGCGAACTTTTGGATCTTTTGCCCGAACTACTACCCAACCTTTTGAATGAAGATACCAATACTGTTTTGATACCTCGCCTTTCCAGTCGTCCGTAGATGTCTGTTTCTGGTCTCCGGCTTTTGCATTGCCGTCCCAACCAGATCCGCCATGCTCATCTCCACGAGCAGATCCAATAATTACAGCCATAGATTCTACCTCCTCTTCTACAGCATATCGCTCTATAAATTCGTAGCATTTTAAGTGTCTTGACCAGAATATCTTGTCTCCGACTTGATTTGTGGACGACGGATCTTTCTGATCTGTAACGAGTGACGCCATGATTGTGTCGAGATCGTACTTACCATTACATCTTTTAAATATACGGTCGCACGGTCCTTTACCTCCGAGATGCCTGATCTCGCAATACATCATTTGAGCCTTCACATCGGACGTGTATTCTTTTTCGCAGTCGGATATAAGTTTCTTCATCTTCTCGACGAACATCTCATCCTGGACTTTGTGCCCCACCGGAGAGTCGATCAAGGATATAATGTCTGTCTTCTGCTTTGCCGTTGGATTCCATTTTGTCTTGACCCAATCGACATCCAGCATTTCTGCGATACCCGATTTGTCGATGTGCCAGAATGCGTCCTTATCGGCCTCAAATATAAGTTGGATGAGCTGTCGTGCCTCATGGCCATAGCACTGAGCCCATCCAATTGTGATCGTGTGTTCGTTCGGGGTGTTTTTATATGGCGGTTCGTATGCGTTGTATCTGCGTTTTCCATACACCTGTCCGCCAGATTCAACTGCGCCTATAATATTTGTCAAAACTTCTAGGTTTTTCTCGTTCATTTTGATCACCCCACTTTGTAATTAACACCGGACTCAAACACATTTTCAAGATCCGTTTGAAGAACCCATGATCCAGATATTTTTTTGTAGACGGCTACGGCTTCAATCCAAGAGCCATTAACTTTGATATATAATTTATCTTGAGCGGCTACCGCAACAACAATCGCGTGATCTACGGTAATATTGCTGATGGTGTACGAGTAATATGTAACTGCCTGGCTGTACGTAATAGTCACATTGAACTGCAAAGTGTCGTTATTAGCGTCACTAGCGTCGTCCTTAGAGTATTTAACATCAATATAATGATCCCCTGCCGAGACATTATTGTAAGTCAAAGTCTGTACGCTTGACGAGTTATCGGAACTTGAGTTGCAAGCCTTCTTATAGCTGCTATCCGTAATTGTCGCTTTTCTCCACCGATTAGAATATGTTACATACACATCCCAACCAGTTAAATCTTTTCCCGGAATCAGTAACTTTTGCAAAGGAGTTGTGTATTAGATCATTTTGAATTCTCCTTAGCTAAAATCTCGTTTTTCTAATCTTTCGTGATACACTTTCTTAATGTGCTCGACAGTCATAGCCGTCTGATTGTTTTTAAAATCTGGATGGCTGTCGCAGTACTGATCGTAGAATGTAATATCCGATAGCACCTGATCAAAGCTATCTTTGCTATGACGATGCCCTTCCAGAAGCTCGTCCTCGAACTTTAATATGCGGACTCGTACTGAAATTGCTTCTCGGCGATCGCATTTTTCGTCGAGTCTCTTAATGTCAGCCTTTAAATCTGCAATCGCCCTTTCCAATTTACCAAACTTATCCACTTTATTATCATGCCTCGTGATCAAGAATTGTAGGAAGGCAAGAAACGCCCCTCCAAATATAATACCTATAAATGTCTGCATTCTCAGCCTCCTTAAGATGTTATAGTATCACTTTTGACATACAAAACAACAAAAGTAACTGTTCCGGATTGAGATGACGTTGCAACATTTCTTAAAGCAACCGCTACTGTTGACCCAGTCGCCGCTACGTTCCATGTTCTTGCAATAACGTTACCGTTTCCGGAAGAAACCTGCCGAGCTGCTACCGGGGTATATCCTTCCGGAGTTGAGATTTGTAACTGAGACGCAGTTATGTTAATGTTGCTGTTTGCATTCACGCTGTAAGTATACGTATAGTCAATTACTCGGTAGCCTACTTGCGAAGTGATATAGTCGGAAATAGATACCCCATTGATACTCAGCTCCTCAGTATTAATTTTCTCGGATACGATTCGTATTGCTGTTCCGTCATCAGTATCTACGTAGTGAATTCCTGGTCTGCTTGTCTGTTCGTCTACGTACTCGTTATACTCGTCCTCGTCCATTGGGATGAGAATGCCTTCATCGATATAAACATTTCTCCCAGCAGAATTAGTATAGTAGCTATACCCGTGTTCGTCTTCTTGTATTAAATATCTTTCACCAGATCCGTTAATAACAACATATCGATTTCCAGTTTCTTGGTCCGTTTCAATAGTGTAATATGGATCCCCAGAAATATAATAATCGTACGTATCCCATTCGGTAATTACATTATCTCTAAGACTCCACGAGTACAAAGTTGGGTCGAGAATTGGCGTCGGCGTCGGCCTATTTGCCGCTATACCGATGTAAAGCTTTCCCGTAGGATCCGTACTTATTCCATTACCGTTAAGACCGTCTGCGTAAGCGATCCATGTGTATTTGGGTTTAACTTGTAGTTCTTTTGCTACTTCAATGAACCGGTCGAGAATCCCTGAATTCTTAACAACATAATCGCCGAATTCAGCTGTTTTTGTACCGTCGGACTCACATATTGTTATACTAAGCATTCTAGCCGATAAATATAATCCACTAGCATCGTCAACTATACTAACAGTATCTCCAATACTGAGATTATCCGGTAAATATAATAAAGAAACATCGTATGTTACTTCCGGTTCACGACGCTTTTTTAGCTCCGCAATAGCCCGTTCGAGTAGAACCGCTACGGAAGTTGTGCTATAAGAAAAACTTCTAACAATATGATCAGAATTTACGCCATAGGTTTTTTTGTATCGTCCCCAGCGTTCTAATGCGACTCTAGATTTTAATAAATATCCATCTACATAAAAATCGCCATCATCGTACGTAAAGCCGTATAATGTTATTGGGCCTCTATCCTCGCCATCTATTTCAATGGAATCACCGACCGGATTTAATGCTGTAGCTAAATTTGCAATCGATCTTTTTTCAATGACATTTTCTATTTCACGTCCAAGTCTAAGTTCAAGACCGATATTTTTTCCACGCTTTTTATAAATGTCGATATATTTTTTAGTTATAGATAGCCCAGAAAAAGCAAACCGATATGATATTTCAGCATCAAAATATAATGCGATTGACGCCAACCGTTCAGTAACAGTTGATTCGTTATCCCACGAAATAAATCTGGTAACAACATTCGGATCGGTTGGATCGCTTGGAATTTCATTAATTCCTATTTCCCAGTCTGAATCGTAAGACAGCGTCCGATTAACAATATAATAAGTTATCGGCTGGGGCCCTTCCGCGGGAGTCGGGCCTGGATAGGCGCCAACAACTTCGTTGATGAGATCCAGACCCGCATCTTCTGCATAAACATAAAAATTTTGTTCAATTGGGTTATGCTCAACTTCTATAGTTGTAAAGCATGTCTGACCAATAAGTCCATCATATAAAATATAATTTCCCTCCGTCAGCATAGCTTTTAGTTTTGCAATATCGGCACTATAACGGTACCGAATATTAAACGAAAGTGTTTTGACTCCGGTGCCTATTTCGTCTTTAAGCTCGTCATTAACTATTTGATAAAGGGCGCCAATAGACGTTGAGGCCATTCCTTCTATGTTAAGAAGCCGATCTGCAAAATATAGATTCATTGTCAATAAACCTCTCTGTATTGTAATGTAAACTCGGGATCCACTCGGTCCATCTTTACAAAATCAGCGTCTGATGCATCTTGTCCCTTGTCCCGTATAGCAATCAAAGTGTCACCTACTTGAACCTCCTTACTAAGTATGGTTCCTTCGTTTTGCGCGATCCAGTAATCGCCTCTTTTATAATCTCCGTTTCTGATAAAATCCTGATTATTAATATAAATATTACCCTGATATGAAGCTCTATAGTCATCAAATACGCATTGAATAACATTTGGTCCAGGAGTAAGACAAAAGTCTTCCCAATCATTTCCGAGTTGCCCATACCCATATTTTTCAACGCCATTGACATTCACTTCTCCGGTTCCGCAATTTATAACTATATCGTCATCTGTGTATACAAGATTACGGATAACGCCTTGCGTAGTAATTGTATCGCTAACCTCATTTAGTATCGGGTACTTAATAAATTTTGCGGTTTTAACAGAATTCCGTTCAAGAACATTGTTATTCTTAAAACGTAAAAAGAAAAACGTGACTGCAGTTGCTATCAGATTATTAGAATTCGTAAACGGATATTTCTTTCCAGCAACAGTAAACACATATTGATTTCCAATGTGCTCTATTTCGACAGTAGCTCCGTTTTTATTTTTGCCATTGTCGGTTCCAGTAGCTGCTCCCGTGCGTATGCAATCATATTTAAATTCTGCTTTCTTGATATTATCTAAATATAAGTTACATGTTCCTTGTGTCGAATTTGTTTTGTTCTTAAAAAATTGGATCTCGGCTATTGATTGATGTATTGCATCGCCGCCGGCAACCATTCGATCGCCTGATATAATAATAGCCAATCCGCCAAGCTGCGTATAGTCGGTTATTGTGTCAGTTAACAACTCTCTTTTTATTGTGAGCCGTCTATAAATGGTTGTTTTTCCTCTATGTGTAGTTTCGACTTCAAACTGTATTACAATAGAACTTGTTTCTTCAGAAAGCACTTTATTAGCCGGAATAATCCAAGTTATGCTTCCGTTTTTCTCTTTCGTGGCGTTTTCGACAGTAGGCTTAACTCCGAGAATTTTTATGTCGTTAATATTTTTAACAACACAGTTCTTTCTAACCGTTCCTTCCCAGCCGCCGAATATAAGTTTAAATTCTTTTTCTAGGAAAGTTTTATTTTCCGTTTTGCATGGGAGAACTACTTCAGACTGGCCCAAAGGAACCGTTATTCCAGAATATCCGCTAACGGTTTCATCGCTGCCATCATTCTTTCTAATAGTTATTCGATCTGGAAGTTCTATTGTTTGCCCAGAAGCACTTAACGAAAAAGTTATTGTCCTTCCCACAGAGTTAACGCCCTCTAGAGACGTTAAACGTGTTCCAGAAGGAATAACCCATTGAATATAACCATCGGCAGTTGATGTTGAATTGCTAACACTGGGTGTGATTCCAAACAATTGAATACTGGACGTCGCCGGGGCATTACAAGCCACTCTAGTTGAGCCTTTATAAACGGCAAACGGAACCTTTATAGTCGTTTCTTCAGCGGCTTTAACCTGATTGTTTTGCGAAACGGTTTTTATACGGAAATCATATTGCCTAAAAATAATGTCGTAAGTGGCAGATGAAACCGGTTCAAAATTATTACGAACCCAATGGAATTGCTTAGTTATCTGTTTTGTTCCGCCAGAATATGTGGCTTTAAATACAAGATTAATAAGTCCATCTGCTTCATTATTGTTCCCATCGCTTGACGGATTTGTATCGGAAATAGTCGTATCTTTAGGAATAATAAACTGAACAAGACCGTCTGCGTTGTTTTTAGAAGGCTGCGTTTTTTGTGGATCGATATTGAAGAGTTTATTATAAGAAACTAATTCACAAGGTATTTGTTTGCTTCCTTCATAAGCAGCAAATGGAATATTAATAGTCGGTTTAAAATATGATTTATTGTTTACGCAAGCTATAACAACATAATCATTCTTAAGAACAACATTAACAGCATCTGCTTTTGGTTCTTTTTGCCATTGAGTTAACAATGACGTAAATTTCCAATTTGTGGCTCCATTATCTTCTATCAATCTAGTGGTCGTAGGACCGTGCCAATACCCATGAACAGTATCTTCCGAATCCCATGTTCCATAACCAGTAATAACTCCACTAGAATTAATAGATGGCCTGATTCCAGACGATGTTTCGCTAGTATCTCTTGTTATTTCGTAATTCTGTCCGATCTGTAAAAATGTCGATAATGAATCACTCACATATGGCATGGTACTTGGAGTAGGAGTATCCTGTGGTTTTCCCCAAGTTGATGGATAAGTCTTTCTAAAATCCTGATTGATTCTAGTCGTAGGTTTTTCAATTCGGTCGTCGCCAACATCCTGAATTGTTCCGAACTGCAATATTTTACCATCCTGATTGATAAATCCAAAATAATCAATGTCTACTTCAGATGGCATTTTTGCGTTTATAATTGGATATGCTGGACGAATGCCATGATAATCTATTTCGAACCGATACCCGTTATCTCTGTTTGCAACTAAGACTTCGCTAGGTTCTACTTTATATTTACGGACGTCAGAGCATCTAATAGTAATTTGTCCGGCGGCATTTTGATTATTAACGAGTTTTTCTGTTGTAAACTTAGAGACCGTTCCAACATAGTACTTGTCCCATTCATCGGCGAAAATAATCTGCGATTCATGATTACTTTCACTCAATAGAATTCCGCGAAGATGATCGAGTTTCTCGTAAAGGTCTTTATAGTTATATGCGTGAACGGCAAACGTGATAGAAATCTCATAATATCCTTCATGAGCTCCCTGAAAACGAGATCCAGGATTTAATCTAGTTGAATAATCGTAAATTGTATTGGAGAAGGTCTCCCGGCCTTCAACACGTATTGTGCGATAGCCGGGGACTTCGTCTTCCAATATTATGCCATTTAATGCCATGGCACAGACGGGATATGGTAAGCTATTAACTGTAGTTGGGATGTCAAACGTTGCGTGATCGTGTTGATATCCATAGTCCGCCTGCAATTTAGCAAACGTTTCAGATGGCGTTTGAGCTCCATCAACATTTATTAAATCACTCATGCAATTCCCGCCTTTCTGTTGTTAAAGTAATCAATTCGGTCCAGCTCATCCCTTGTAACTGTAGCAGTCGCTCTTGCAAACTGACGCTTATCGATATTGAGCGGGACGTTAATAGTCATTGGCTCATTTCTCATAGCCGAATTAATTTTGTCGTAAATTTTATTGATCGAATTGTCTATGGCCTGAGCTATTTTTTCGTCAAGATTCTCAACGTTTAGATTTGACGCGTTATAAGCAATGGAGCCGTTTGTCGCGAGGTCTAGAGACCGTTGTGTTCCAAACATAGAGTCGATAATAGACATGCCATTTTGAATTTCTGACATATCTATAACCGGTCTAATTGTAGGATCGGCAACAAAATCATCTTGTAAAATGCTCATGAATTTGTCATGAACAATCCCTCCAACGTCAACCACGCCAGACGCAACATCATCAGCAGCTGAAACAACCTTGTCTTTAAGGTTCGTTATACCAATAGCGAATCCTTCGCTGACATATCCGCCAATTTTAATAAATTCTTTTGATGGTGAACTAGAATTAAGAGTTCCATTTGCTTGATCAATGGCCGCTTGAGCCATTCTAGCAGCCGCTTGTTTTGCGATATAGGTATTTAAAGTAATTCCGCTAGCAAAACCCTCAACGCAATACCTGCCGGCGCCACTAAACGAGTTAGTACCGTATGCATAGTTTCTTATTTTATTTACGCATGCTTCAGCAATTCCACCGGCAGCCGATCTAGCACTTTCTTTCTTTTCTTCAAGACCAGTTTTAAAGTTCGTTATTAACGCACTAGCTTTATTCTTAAACTTGACTTTTTCCTCATCAATAGCTGTTATGCAGGCGTTTGTAACTTTCTTCATAGCGTTTGAAACTTCAACATCGCTATTCTTAAATTCATTAAGAAAATCTTCAAGCGACGTTTTGGCCAGCGTCGATAAACTTTCACTTAGCGATCCGAGATCGCCAGCGAGAGCTGCCAAACTTGCAAGTTCTTTAATGGCATCCGCCGTTTCCGAAATGGCACTATCATTTATTGTTCCAACGGAATTAGTATAAGCAGTCAGCGCCTCGCCAAGGGCTTTAAAAGATCCAACTAAATCGTTATAGAACGTGCCGCTGGTTATGCCAATAATATTGTCTCGAATATCAGAAGCATTTCTAGCAATGGTAGTAGCGGCAACCATAGCTTTATTTATTTCGCTATTGTTTATTGTTGTTCCGGATATGACATCATTAAAATCGACGATTCCTTTGCCAAAAGCTCTTAGCTGTTTTCCAAAATATTCCAAATTCTGATCGCCTGATAAAAACGCACCAATACCGCCAACTTTAGACATTGAGCTAGACATTTCTACTAATTTTGTTCCAGCCGCAACTGCATAATTTAAAGCCCCATGGTCGACACTAATCCCTTTTATAGAATCAGCAAAATCAGCAATGCCTTTACCAAATTTTGGAAGGCGTTTTCCTAATGCAGAAATGCTTTCGTCTCCAGCAAATACAGATCCAAGTCCTCCGATTTTATTTCCAATGCCATTTTGAATAGCTACAAGCAAATCTGCACATTTAGCAGCCGCTTCTACAGAATCTTCGTCTATACTAGAATTCTTTACAATATCGCTAAAATCTACAAGCCCTTTTGCAAGAACGGTTATTTGATTTCCAAAATCGTCAAGCCGTTTATCACCACTAAATCCCTGTGCAACACCGCCAGTTCTTTGTAAACTCTTTGACAATTCGACAAGTATAGTGGCCGCGTTAGCGCTGGCTTCGACAGCCTCTTCATCGATTCCGTCTCCTGAAGTTATTGACCTAGAATAAATTCGCATAGCATTTCCAAACAAAACAAGCTGTTTACCAAAATCATCCATGCGATTATCGCCAATTATTGTAGCTAACCATCCGCCAGTATTCGGCAAATCTTTAGCCAAAGCCGCCAGAGCACTAGCCGCGTTTGCGCTTGATGTAACAGCCTCTTCGTCAATCTTATTTGTTCCGGACACTGCATTTGAATATTTAGCCATATTTTCACCAAACGATACTAATTGGTCACCAAAATCGGCTATTCTGTTATCGCCAATGATCGTTGCCAACCATCCGCCTTCGTTTGGCAAATTCTTAGCTAATGTAGATAACGCATTTGCGGCATTAGCACTTGAATTAACAGCATCGACATCAATATTTCCGGAAACCGTATTTGAATACGCAACCATGGCTTCGCCAAATTGTTTTACTTGGTCCCCAAATGCTGCGAGATCGTTTCCTCCGGATAGCCACGAAGTTATTCCATTTACGAAATTAGCACTAGAAATATTGGATATAGCCGACGCCATATTCTTTGTTGATGTTACAACTCCTTCGTCGACACCTTTAGCCATATCGAAAAATGGGGCAGCTCGTTCTGCAAATTTTCCAAGCGATTCGCCAAACTGTGGAAGAGCATCACCAATATCATTTATTATAGTTACTGCGAAGCCAGATATAATTTTTCCAAACATAGCGCCTAATTCGTAGAAGATATCTCCTACTTTTTGCAACGCTTTTATACTAGCCCCTTCGCCAAATGCCCAATCAGTTAAAGCAACGATAGCATTAATAGCTGCCACAATAAGTATTAATCCTGCTAGAAATTCGCCAATATTGACTAAAGCCGAAATGGCCGCACCCGGCGGAACAATAGCAGCTATAGCCATTGCACCAACTAACGACACAAGCACAAGCGACATTGATGCGGCAGCGCCTAAAAGATTTTTCCAGTCATACTGAGCAAGATCTCTTAGCATCGCCCATATTCCGGCCATCACTGCCAATAATATTGTCATTGTTATAAACGAAGTTAATGCTTGTTCTAAACCAACATTCATAGAAGTAAGCAGTTTGACCATAGCTGCAAATATAATAAGAATTCCGCTCATTCCTATGACTGCCGTTTTTATGCCCTCAACTGGCGCTGATGCTAATTCTTTTAAAGCAAAGGCGATGGCGACTACCAATCCAGCAACCGTTAATAGCACGCCCATTTGTGCTAGCTTAGTCTTGTTTTGGCTTCCAGCCAAAGAGCCACCAATTATTCTCATAGTAATAGCAAGAACTATGAAAACGGCATTCATCGCATTAGCAGCGACTAATATACCGCCAAGAGGCATGTCAGCAAGTGCTTTCAAAGCACCAGCAACAACGACTATTATTCCTATTGTAGCTATTAGCGGTAGTAGTTTTGCCTTCTCTGTGTACATAGAACAAAATTCTAACAGCGCAATCATTGCAAGAAGCGACTTTACAACCCCCATTCCTTTATCGATCTGGGATTGATCAACGCTTCCTATAAGATACACAACTGCGGCTAACGCTGCTAACGCTATTGCAATTATAATCATTCCAGTTGCAAACTTCTTAAAGCCTCCTGATGCGTTAGAAATGAAAGACAAAGCTTCCAATAAAGCAAACAACTTTAAGCATTCGCTAATGAAACGAAGTCCTTTTGTTACATCTTCGGCCGGGATCCCAGACAATAGTTTTACTACGCCTACTAAAATAGCAATTGCTATCGCTATTTTGAGTAATCCGGAACCAAATTTGCTTATTCCTTTGCCGGATAAAGAAGACGCTGCCATAACGACAGCTAAAGCAATTAATAACTTTGTAACATCAATTGATCCTTTTAAGGATTCTATTATTGACTTGTAGTCTATTGATGCTATTTCTTTCAATTCGGGCATGCATTTCTTAAGAATAAACACAAGAGCAAGCAGCCCTATGACTGACGGAACTCCAATTTGCCCTATGCCAACAGCCAAAACCGCCAGTCCGGCCATTACTTCAAATAACTGCTTAACAGTATATTCAAGTGTTTTTGGATCAACGTTAGAAATTTCGACTAAAGATTTTATAACTTGCCCAAGAGCCCAGACAAAAGCGGCAAATGCTAAAATGCTAACAGCGCCTTTTAAAGTTCCAGCAAACTTAGAAATAAGAACAGCTATTCCGCCGACAACCAATGCTAATTCTGCAATTATTGCAATTCTTCCTTGCAGCCCATTCATATCGACGTACTCTAAAGCTTTTAACGCTCCAACAAGTATCAACACTCCAGCTGCAAGACCAATCATTGCCATTCCAACACCGGCCATATCCGCATTTTTAAATATACCCCAATCCAGCTTTTCGATAAGAAGCAATACCCCGGCCATAGCAGCAAATATAATCATTACTCTGATCATAACTCGAGCGGCGTCTTCTAATTTGTCTTGGTCAAGCATAGTTAATGCGGCAAGCGCAGCACATATAATAAATATAGCAGCTGCGACTTCCATTATTTTTGTTTTGTGGTACTTTATTGCTGAGAAATTCTGGATAGTAGTTTTTATGGTGTCGAGCATGCTGCTAAGATTAAACGCTGCCCCGCTCATATTACCGACTAGCCTATTAATGTTATCAAGTAAACCAAGAAGCATAACAATAAAAGCTAATGCAGCTACCTGACCAGGAGTTATTGAACCGGCGAACTCTTTTATTTTTTCGATTAATGGACCCAATCCATCAGCAGCTTTTTTGCCGGCTTCTTTAATCTTCTCTAATGCATCAGCAAAGCCTTTCGCTTTGGCAAAAGTTTCAAATCTTTCTTTTAAGTCTTCGAATAGCTTTTTAATACCTTCTAATTTACTTCTGAAAAACTCTAATTTATCTTCGCTATTCCAAAACTCCGTTAAAAATTCAGAGACACCCTGTAAGGCATCGCTAACGATTTTTTTTAAATTTCCAAATCCAGTAGATAGTGCTGAGAAAAAACCATTTGAAAACGCGCCTTTTATTTTTTCTGATACTTTTGAAAACGCGGAACTAATGGTCTGAACAATAGCTAATTTACTTATTTTTTCTCCAAGGGTTTCAAAACTGTCCCCAATTCTTTCAACTTTTGACGTCTTAAACCCTTCGAAATTCTTAAGAGAATCCCATACAGAAGACAAAATCTCAGAAGCTTTGGAAAGTAAAGGTGAAGCCCATTCTCCAACTTTTTGTGCTGCGGAACTAAGTGTTTCAATGGCTCCTTGAACCAATGGAAGATCTTTTATAGATCCTATAAACGCTCCTACTTTTTTAGTGGCATCTTTAAGCCAACGCAAAAAGTTAGCAAGAGAATCGGCCGCCGCATCAATAACCCCAGCAAATCCTTCCATCTTTGGAAGCTTTATTTTAGTCTTTGATATTTTTGAAAAGAATCCCGATATTTTACCAACCAGTTTTACAACAGAAGAGCTTATAGCCGATTTTATCTCTGACAAAACGGATAATAGATTCTGAACGCCCTTCATGTTCTTGGAAGAAGCAAAAGCATCTTTTATTGCATCTCGGAATCCTAAGATATAATCTCTTACATCCGCAATGACGGATCCAAAAAACGCAACTGTATTCTTAAATGCTTCCGTTTCTTTTATTGCATCAGCAACGCCCTTGACGAAATCTATAACTGCGGAAATAATTTCAAATATTTTTCCTACAACGGTTGCAATTATCTTAATTATTGACCATCCAATATTGATAACGAAGCCTAAGATTTTTAATCCGCCTTTAAGAAGAGCAAAAAATGCTTTTGAAATATAATAAATTCCGCTTTGAGCCCCTTCGCTAATCGTTAAAGATTCTGCAAAGGCTTTAAATTTTTCTGTTAATTCTCGTAATCTGTTTGCTGTTAATGGCGGAAATAGTTCGGAAAAAGCTTCTTTTATTGGCGCCAAAAGACTAGAGATATATTCAAGAACCGTCCCAAACGCATCGAGAAGTTCCATACGCCCGTCGAATCCGTCATCAAAAGACCGCCATCCTTCAAAGGCTTCCTGAATAGTGCCAATAGGACCAACAAAAACATCATATAAAGAGTTAGCAACATTAGTCCAAAGTTCTTTGGCTTCTTCGTAGTTACCGAATATTGTTTTATAAATGTTCATCCATCCGGTACTTGCCGCGTCTTTAACAGAATCTATAGCTTCCTGGAAAGTTTTAGCCTCCTGGGATAATCTAAAAGCTTTCTCACCCATAGCAAATCCTTCTATAGTGAGAGCTTTGAACTGTTCTTTTAATTTGTCTACCGTTACTCCAGTATCTTTAGATAATTCATCAAAATTTAAAACGCCTTCTCGATAGTCGTCTATTAACTGCAACACATCAGTAGTTGTGTCCATGGACATTAAATCCTGAGCGCGCTTCAATTCTTCAGTAAAATCGCCAAATACCGACAAGGCTTTATTCATGACTTCAACATCAAGCCATTTTTGTTTTAGACCTTCTGTAAAGTTTGATGAACTTACTTCGACTGCGTTTTTGCCAAACGTTTCATAAACGCCATTTCCCAGATCTTTAAGCTTACCAGCTTCTACAGCAGCCTGAATGAGAATGTTTTTAAACTGTTCTGTATCCATTCTAGCTGTCTGAATCCATCTCCAGTTCTGAAGATTCATGTATCCAGCGCCCATAGCTTTAGAAAAGCCATCCATGGCGTGACTAGCGGCTTCTACGCCGGCACCAGCTAAACCAGCGGCGTTAGCAATACCGATCATTGATGTAATAGCTTGTTCCAATTCAATGCCGTTTGAAGTAAAACGACCAATATTAGTGGTCATGTCGGTTAAATTATACGAAGTTTCATCGGTAAACCAATTAAGTTTATCCATTTGGTCTTCGATATATTCGATATCTTTTCCGGTCGCTGCTAATATTGTCTGAATCGAATGGGTATATTCATCGTATTTTGAAAATCCAAGACCAATATTGTCAAAAGTCAACATATTGACAGTCTGCATTAAGTTGTGAACCAAACCCAATGCGCTATCAGTAAGTCTCCTAAGTACTTGATCGCCTATTGTGCCGAGAACAGAGAATTTATTAGTAACGGCATCTAAGGCCTCAGACATTCCAGACATAGAAAATGAATCGCTCGCAGCCTCTATGGCTGAAATGTCTTTAGTTGTTTTGCTAAAATCTAATGCCTTTTTAAGTTTTTCAAGCGTTGTCATACTTTGTTCAACGCCATCTTCAAACTGAGCATTATCAAATCGCATTTCAACTACGCGTTGTTCAACAGCCGTAGTGCTCATAATTTAATAATCTCCTTCCATGCTGCACTTGAAATGTCATCGAATATCGGACGTATTGCTGGATTAATATAGTCACGACCTTGAACGTACCCTCCATTTCTAGTTCCGTGACCGTATTGAAGTATTACGGCGATCGGAACGCCGTCGACAATATTGGAATTTGTCCAGATTATAGAACATTCACCATTGCCCTCTACGATCTCATACCCCCAGGACGTTGATGTTTTTCCAGTATCTTTAGGAGTGGCTTCGCGCAACGCCATAACTCCTTTTTCTCCATAAAATTTTAATATGTCTATATATGGCTTATTAGTAGAATTTTTCTTTAAAAATTTTGTGGTCTTTAAAAAGGAACCTTTATGTGAAATAGAGATCATGATTGCTTATCATCCTCGAGTTCCAAGGCGTTTTCTACGAGCATTATTTAGTGCCCTATTTCTACTAATAATACTTTGAGGACTCACTGCCTTATTATTAGTAGACGTTTTAATTTCGCATACGCGAATTAGCGTAAGTAATCGATTTAAATGCCATTTTTGAAACTCAACTGGTATGTTGTAATTTATCATTAAGAAATATATCAATTCGGATGTGATCTTATCTCTGGATCTACCTTTAGGCGAATTGCTATCGGAATAAATAACCGTTGCGGTCATTGGATCACCGATGTAATCTATAACCTGTTTCAAAAGAGAAGGTGTATGACATATTACTAAATAGGCGTCATCAGATGCTCGAGGAGCCATTGTCATACATTTAATGTAATCCATCAGCTCCTCGTTCGTAATATTTTTAATGTTCTCAAGAAAAGATTTATGCCATTTCGACTCCCATTTTGAAATTGAAACCAAAGAATGCTCTAAAGTTAAAGTCTGAGCTTTACAAAATATGAACTCTTCCTTTTCTGGGTTCCATAATCTATTATTTTCTGGAATAGACAATTGTAATGGCATATCAAACACTCCTTATTATTTTTCAATAACTTCAAATTTAGGAGCCATTTCTTTTTCGACAACAGACTTCAGATCAGAAGGAATAATCGCATTTACAAAATCGGTAGCTGCTTTAGCGTCCGTAGCCAGTTCCATATAAAGAATGTCATAGGCGTTAGTCTGCGAAAATGCCTCCGAAATTTCTTTAGACTTGATAAATCTGCGCCCATCATCGGAGATCTCGCCGTAGCTCTTTAACAAAAGTTCTTTAAAAACTTTAATGATCTTTGTAGCATCTTTGGCGTCGATAATCTTCTGAAGCATAGTAGAAAGACCGCCCTCATAGGAACCTTCCATGTCGGTGATTTCGGACTTATTCAAGTTGAAGTGGAACGTTTCTTTTCTTTCAACATCATTAAAATCTTTATAAGTAATAGTTCTTGTGTACATAATAAACTCCTTTCATTAATTAAAGGGCCGCCACCTATAAGCAACGGCCCATTTTGATCACATTATTCGTTATCGGTTCCATTAAGGATCGCAATGACTCTATCCGGAGTAGGAAGGCTCGCAACCGTGGCTTCCTGAGCGGAAATATTGTTCTGAGCATCGGCTTCAACGGCATCTTTTCCGTAAAGAACATCTTCAAGTTTCGCGAGTTTGTCGGCATCGACTTTCGTAGAATTGATCTTCATATAAGAAGTCGGTTTATAACCGGTAACAGCAACAGGAGTAGTTGTGAATTCCCAAGAGAAAGTGATCGCATCCGGAGAATCATTAACTGTATTATACGCTCTTTCAGATGGAGACGCTGTTGCGTTCCATACGAGATGAATATAATAACCGTGGTCATTCTTCTGCGTATCATTTCCGATAATGGTCTTATAGCTAAGGCCGAACGGAGTACGATTCTGCTGGCCGATAACAACACCCTCGACCGGCTCTGCGGATCCGTCGCAAGCTTCGAACTCGTCCGGGTAAGTATACGCTTCGATAGTTCCGCCGAACTCTTCTGCTGATCTCATTTCAAGATACTTAATATTATCGGCATACAGCGATGTGGATTCCGCGCCAGACGGACTTTCAGTAACAGCAGTAAGGCCGTTCCATGCGGCCCCTTCCGGATAAGCGCCCGACGAATTCTGCGGATAAAGCACACCATTGGACACACCAGTCTCATAAATTCGATCACCAGTCTGATCCCATACAAGTTTAGACATAATTATACCTCATTAAAAATACAAAACATAAACTTCGTGATTTAAGTTGTCTTTTACAAAATGATTCGAATAGTGAATCATCGAAAACTCATTTAATAAATCCTCGCCATAAGTTTCATCCGGGTCATCCGTTATTACAATAAGCTGGTAAGCTCTTGTGAAATTATAAGGTTTATTATTAGCAAATTTTACATTTCCGGCGTATCTTTCATATATTATGCAAGGATATTTTAACTTAACAGACTCAGGAGGTTGATAGTATACATTTGTAGATCCGAGAATGTTTTCTAATTTCTCTTGCAGTTCAAGCCTGCGGGCCATTATACACACCTCCAATTGTCATGATAAGTCGTGGATAGGCAACCGTTATGTTATTCACTTTCCAGGTCGCGCCCATCCATTTGACATATCGAATTTCATGAAAGTGCTGGTAAGCATATGGATCGGCCAGTATGGATATCTCGTTGTTAATGGTCAAATCATCATTAACTTTATCTCCCGGCTCAAATCGCTTAGAAATTCGAGTAGCATCCCCATAATACATTCGTTCTATAGGAGGTTTCGATTTCCAAACCCCCTGCACGTTTTCTCCGGTTGAAATATAACCAACCGGTCCATAAAACTTAGCCATTATGCACTCCTAAAATCAGTTACCAGAGCTCTCCTCTTCGGACGAAGAAGCAGCTGCCTTTGTAACAACGATCGCAGAATACGGCTTAATAAGAGCACCAGAGATTCTGGTTTCCATAAGATACTTCTGCTGGTTGTAATCGATATCGAAATCGTCAAAGGTGTTGATCTGGCCGCCCTTGTCAGCGCCAACAGTGTAGTCGGACAGGTTGACAATAACACCAATAAGATCTTCGCCATTGATCTGCTGATTTTCCATAACTTCAACAGTAACGATCTTGGAAACACGGAGCTTGGTAGCAAGCTCAGCTTCCGTCTTATACAGAGTGTGTCCGATATCGTCTTCGAGAAGGAGCATATCAGTAAGAACATCCTCAGTAGTAAAGAAGATCGGATTTCCGGATCCCTTATAATCTTTACGAGAACGAATGATCTCGTTGATCATCTGCTTGGTTGTAGCATTAGCAGCGAGATGCTTCTTGATCGTGAACAGATCGACATCCGAAGCGATCGGACGAATATGATCAGCACTGATATGATCGTCAGAAGAGGTAAGTCTTCCGTCGCCGATAAGGATCGCTCTAGCAATTTCCTCATCGAGCATCATGCGCATTTCTTTACGGATCCACGCAACAACATCGAAATCGGTAATATCAATAATGTCATCGCGATCCATTTTCTGTTTCTTATAGATCGTCTGCGGATCGGTCGTTCTCTTAAGCAGCGTGAAGACTTCTTCTTTCTTCATTTTGCCCTTAAGATAACCCAGTGCACGTGCTTCTTCGGCAGTAATATTCGCAAAACGCGATTTAATACGGCTAAACGGTGTGTGATGTACTCCATTCATCACGACCGACACCCAGTCCATATTCCGCTGAATGAATGTCGGAACATTTTCCAGGTTTTTGTAATCCGGGAACAGATAATCGATGTTCTGGATACCAAAAGTCGGGCCGTATCCCGGTGCATGATCGTTTTCGGTATCGCCACTCATAGTCGAGTGCATAAGTTCGACACCGTAACCATCTGTGTAATCAAGGATCGCTTCTTTAAGCGAACCGGTTCTCTGTGCATTTTTAAAGATCGCCTGCATATCGGCATGGCTAAGATAATCATTCTGCCGAGTATCATTATCAAACACGTTATGTTTCATATTTTCATCCTCATCTTCATCATATTCATCATCTTCATCGTCTTCGTCATCATCGTCATAGTCCATATCTTCAAGGGCTTCTCCAAGAAGTCTATTAACCGCGGCTTTCTGACGATCATCGAGCCCTTCATAAATATCTCTTACTTCATCAAGGCTCATTTCTTCATCATTGCCCATTTCTTCTTCTCCTTCTTCTTCCGAATCTTCGGAATGTGCTAAAGTCGGCGCCTCGCCGCAACTATAAATCATAGCTTCGCCTTCGGTATCTTTATGCTCGAGAACGGCATCAATAAAAGCTCCAGGATTAGCTCCAGCAAGAACAAGACTTACTTCTCTTATTGCGCCATGAATAACATCAGCGCCATTCTGCGTAAGTTTATTTGCGTAGATCGACAGCGACATAATATCTCCATGCTGTACAATCTTCTTTGCTTCCTGTCCATTATCAGTGTCATTAAACGAGCAATACGCATATACCCCCTCGTTTCTATTTTCAAGGAGCGCATGCCCCAAAACATTAAGAGGATCGTTATGCTGATGATTCCATACAAGCGGAACTATCTGGCCGTCATTATCTTTAAATGCGTCTTTACGAATTATTCTTCCGTCTCCGCATTTAAGATCGTTTCTAGTGGCCCATCCACTGAAATCATACTTCATTTTGATTTTTCTCCTTACTTTTTAGCAACTTTTCTAGCTTTTCAATTCTTTCATCAAGATCGCCAACCAGTTCAATGATCGTATCATCGTCTAGCGTTGGCATTGGTTCTTCCTCGTATGTCTCCATCCCTTGATTCTCCGGAATTTCTTCTGGTGGCATCTGATCCGGCTGATCATAAGATCCAGAAGCCTCCACTGGAGGATAACCCATCATTTCGGCATCGGATTGATTGAGATTCTTATTTCGAAGCTCATTAGCTCTGGGATCGTCGGACGGTTTCCATCCAATAACCGCACGAATTTCGTTAGAGGAAGCAATCTCATTACGAGTAAATTTATCAGCTATTTCGGCAATTTGGCTAACAGGAACAAGACCAAACGGATCTCTAAAATACTTTATTGCTTGCCCCCTTGTTCTCGCATTCTTTGTTAAGAACTTTCTCATCATTTCTTCACAAATGGCATTAAGAATGGGGTTAATTGTATGGTTATAGTAATTCAAAAGTTCCTTCTCATCAGCCGTTCCTTCTACTATACTTTTTGTTAAGCCAAGCTGGTTATATAGCATGTCTGTTAAATCTTTGGTTTGTTGCCAAAGATTATTTTCAACCGGCCTATTAAGCTGAGTAATTCTTTCAGTTCCGTCAGCATATGCAATACCATATTTACTTCCAACCAGCTGCGCTTCAATTTCTTTTCTACGCTTTTCTGCTTGTTGGCGCTTAAGATCGGTATTAGTAACGTACGGTAACTGAATGATGAGATCCAATTTCCCGGATGTATTATTACTATTTAAAATATCAAGCTGATTTAATGTTCTAATAAGTCGCTTAAGAGTTGAATTAGGTTCGTTCATAACTGCGTAGAACGGATTTTCAATAATTGCAACAACCTTTTTAGGTAATACAATTTCTTTTTTCTGACCAGTCCGTTCATCATATAGCAGCAGTTTTACATGTTCTGGATACCATGCTATAATTTTTCCAGTTCGCATGGATCCAATATCAAAGCTTCCGTTAAGAATTGGATTGATGTTCGTAGACGTTGGGACAACCGCCACAACGCCTTCGTCAAACATAGACATAACAATATCTTTAATAAACGATCGCCCTGTTTGGTCAATATTAGCTTCCAAAGTCAAACAATTGTTAAGTCCAGACGGTATTTCTTCAACAAATCGGCCATTGTCGTCTACTTGAACGTGCTTTATATCTATTCCTGAGACGTCGTTTGCTAATCTGTTATATACGGCAGTGACTACAGATCGTTCATTTCCTCTGGAGAATCTAGGCCGATCCGGACGATAGCTAGTGCTATATCCATATTCAACAATGGGAGTCGGATCTCGGCCCATGAAAGCATTCCAGGCATGTTGCAGCCTATTTCCAAATGATGGCATATTTGTCCTTTCACTGGCTCCTTTCATATACAATAGCTAGTTATCCTTTTCTATTTAGTAAATTCTTTATAAAAGTTTTGGCTTTATATTTAGCATTATAAGCTTTGACTTTTCGAGTAGTTTTTCTTTCGGCTCTTTTTTTTGCTTCATTAGTTCCAGTTACATTATACCGGGACCCAGACGCCAATGCTATTTTGTCATTTCGAGTTATGCCTTTATTCACAAGCCGCTTTTTGGGATCTTTTTTTTGAATTTTCTTTATTATTTCTTTTGACATAGGGCTCAGCCTATCTGCTGACGAATTTGTATAATCGACGGCTCGATTATAGGCCGATTGAAGTCGATCTAGTTTAGCATCGTCCCGGTCTTTTGGCGCTTTATATAGTTCTTCCCATATAGAATCTGCTATTGCATCTTCTCTACGCGCGTTGATTTCGAAATTCCTAGCGGCCGATTCTAATTTTTTACGTTTTCCCCAACGCATATTTTTAACGCCATAGTGGTAAAGTTCTTCTTTCCAAGGAATCATTACTTTTTCTTACCTTTTTCTTACTTTATACTTAGTTCCCTTAATAGTATACGAAGTTTGATCAATATTCCTGGTCCGTCCTTTTTTATCGGTATAAGAGGTGCTATACTTTCCTCCATATTTATTTCTCTCGCTATAAGCTGAAGCGAGCGAAAATAAAGCTGCATATGGCACAGAAAAAAGCAAAGAATTAGCAATTATGTTTCCTCTAGCCGATTTGCTCATTTGAAGAAAATCGCTTTTAGAAATCTCATATCCTTGCTTTTTAGCAGCTTTTAATACTTTATCGACCGCGGCATCTTGATCCTTAATCTTTTTCTGATTTTCTTTCGCTTTTTGCGCATATTTATCGGACTTAGATTTTAACTTTTCAAACTTTTTATCGTTTCCTTTAGACTTTGCTATAGCTGACTTTGCCCGATACTCATCCGATTTATTATCGTTTTCCATATACTTAGAAAACTCATTAACACGGGCTCTATTGGTTTTATTAAGAGCTTTCCTATAAGCGTTAGCCCCATATACGGTTGTTCCGCGTTCAGAAGCAGACTCTGCCTTATCTAAACTTTTTCTCCATCCAGCTTTCTTTTCAGAAGCAGAATGTTTTTCAGAGTCCAACGGATATGGCGGACCATTTTGATGCCCCCATTTCTGGCCTAAAATTCCATGGTGATAAAGTTCACCATATAATTCTTCTCTCCAAGGTTCCATCACTTTCTTTTATCCTTTTCCTTATTGGAATTGTTTTTATTAGACTGGCCATTTTCTGTTTTTGATCCTCGAATAACAAACCCGATATTATAAGTTCTAGAATCTGTAGATTTAGAATTATTATTGTTATTATTGTTGTCGTTATTCTTATTTTTCTTGTTCTTCTTGCCTCCAGAATCGCCGCCTTTCTTTTTGTCGTCTTTAGAATTTTCGCCAATAAGCGGAAGTCGATCGTCTTTATCGGCGTTGACATTATAAATATTAGCGACTGTATTATAGGCGCGTATGCCAGAGTCTAAATATCCAAGAACCATGTCGGTATATACTTTTCCGGTATTAAGTTTTCTAACGTTTTCATCTCGAAGATTGTTTTCAAGATTTAGGCGTTCTCTGGCATTCTTTAGTTCGTCATTAGTTAAATCGCCCATGTGCTTACGTAACCATTTGGGATCTCTCATTTTGTAATGACGTTCTTTCTCAAACTTTTCTCGCCTTACTTGTTCTTTTTTTTCTTCGCGAGCCGTTTTCTTTTCGATATGTTTTTCCTTACGTTCCGCCGCTTTTACTTTAGCAGCAGCTTTTCGCCGTCTATGACTTTCTCTGGCTTTGTCGGCAATCTCTTTTATTTTTTTCTTTGCATCATCTTTCCGACCAGAGTCTTTTTGCCTAGACAACGGATACGGAGGTCCATTTTGTACGCCCCATTTTTGGCCTTCTATTCCATGATGAATAAGTTCATTAATTAAGGGTTCCATAAATAAAACTCCCATTATTTTTTTCGTCTTAAAATTTTATTAACTAAAGCATATCCTCTATTGTAAGCTTTGCTTTTTCCGTTATTCTCTGTTTTATTAGAAGATCCGGACGTTTTCGATTTCTTTGATGAAGCGTTTTTATAGACGTTCTCTTTGAACTCTTTAGCCTTACGTTCGGAATATTCTTTAGATGTTTCTCCGGATGTTGCATAATTTCCAGGGTTAATATCGCGCCCTTTCATATGATAATTGACCATAGACTGGACATCATAATAATCTCGGCCAAGATGCTCTTGACGTTCCTTACCGTTTCCGTATTTTCCCTGGACCGTCTGTTGAGCCATAGCCTCTATCTGACGGTATCGAGCTTCTGCTGCTCGGCCTTCGGCGGCGGTCATTTCTCCATACTTGTGATGGCGCCATCTCATTCCTTTAATACCATAGTGGTAAAGTTCACTATTGTTTATCACCCACATAATACATACCCAAATTATGAAAGCACTCGCTTCACATACAAAGCGCCTCTTTTTTTAGTAGAAACTTTCTTAGTTCCAGAAGATCTAAATTTTCGATCTTTTTGCCGTTCTTTTCCACTAGCATATCCGGCATTTGATCCAGATTTTTCTCTTCGATATAGGCCTTTTCCTTTCGTTGAATCGGATGAGCTATAATCAAATCGTTTTACTCTAGAACCAGGTCGGCCGTTTTCTATAGCTCTAGCTGTTGTTTCGTGCGCATACGCCTTTCTATTTTCTTGCTTAGCATAATTAACACTTTTTCTATCAAAGTCTCGTCCATACGTAGCTTCCATGGCGCCATATACTCGATCGTTGTATGCTTGCTCTCTATGAGCATTCGCCAGTGCCGACTTATGATTCTTCCACTTCATGCCACGAACACCATAATGGTAAAGTTCTTCTCTCCAAGGTTCCATTTTGATTTTTCTCCATTAAAACGCGTCTTTGTTAACCTTGTAGGCAACATACGCGTCCATCATTGCAGCCACGTTGTCAATCTTCTGATCATGGCGTTTCTTTAGTAGTTTTCTGTTCCCGTTTGTATCCTCAAGAGTTATGCAGTTTCCCATCGCAAAAGTCATAAGTTCTTGATCGAACAAAAGCATTCTCTCGGATGCCAACTTCTTTAATTCACCAAGTGGAACGGATTCCGTCTTAACACCCTGAATTACTTTCTCAAGACCATACGGACCGTTTTCAAGTTCCCATCTCTGAACAAACTCTTTTGCATTATACGGGTCAAAACCAAAGCAACGAACATCATACTCGTTCTCGTCCTTGTATCTGGTGATATCCTCGAATACAACCATCATGTCGAGAACAGTGCCGTCTAAAACGACGAGACTATCTTCTCGTATGAATTCGTTATACTTGTCGTGCATTGAAGCCGGAAGTCGATCGTAAGTTAATCTGGAAATGTAGCTTCGAGTCTTAATCCCGTAGCATCCGTTCGAAAGCGGGAATAGAAAAGTAAACGCACAGAAGTCATCGCCCTGCGAAAGGTCTGCGCCAAGAGCGCAAGGCATCTTCCAAAAGTTTCGTCTTCTGTGTGGAAGAGTTTCATCATAAGTAAAGAAATATGTGTAACCCTCCATTGGAATGCCAAATCTCTTGGCAATAATATCGTTTCTAGCGGCCGGAGCATTTTCCGCTCGCTCTACGTCTCTGGCGTACGTCTCGTATGACACGGTTCGTCCAATGTTCGGGTTGGCTTTGATCCACAGCTCTGGTTCAGCTACTTCTTTTATGTCATCGAGACGATACCACCAGATAGAAACATTCTCGGCACGATATTCGCCATGAAGGATCTTGTCGAGCTCAATCTTAATATCATCACCGCTACCGTTTCGAACCGTTCCTTCAGAACTCATCGCAATTATGAGATAGTCATCGACCTTGGAAGCTCCTTGCTCGAGAGCTCCTATGACATCTTCTCGTATGTCTCCGGAAAGCCATTCGTCAACGGTTGAATATTTATTTTGAAGTCCTTGAAGTTTGTCAATGCTCATCGGACGAACTTCAAGTAGTGAGTTGGTTAGGAAGTTTTCGATTCCTTTTTTAGTCGCGGCAAGCTTTTGCCGTTTGGCTCGCGAGCCTGTTGTATTTTGAAGAGATCCTTCTGTCAAAAACTTTAACAACGGGCCTCTGGCTCGAACGAGAGCAGTTCGGAGAGGCGACAGCATCTCTTCGGCCTGCTTCATCGTCGGAGCTGTAGTCACTTGATGTGTTGTGCTTACGTCTTCGATCAATCCGTATCCTTGATGCGATGCGCCATACATGGTTTTTGCAGCACCTCGAGCAACTATCAAGTACTGTTTATTAATCAAACGCTTCTTGATTCTTTTAAGGACATAATGCCCTCCGGGGCCGTCTCGATTTGGTTCCCAAACTTCTTTTTCTATAAAGTAGTACCAACCATAAATCTCTTCGCCCCATAACTTAAAAGAATCAAGAAGATACATATCAGAACCGTCAGTCAATGTGAGCTCATTCTCACAAAATTTGATCCAACCTTCTACTGCTTGATCATCGTAGTAAAAGTTTGGATCATAGATAAGCTGATCTATTCGGTTCATTTCCAGGGAAATTTTTTCATTAATCGCGATTTGGCCTCTAATTACGGCGTCCCTGAATATGCCGTAATATTTCGGCACCGCCGTGTTTGATAACATTTATTTATCCTTTTTTATCTTTAAGTAATCCTATAACTTTTTGATTTGTGGATATTAGATCTTCTAGTTTGTGTCGGTTTCGATCGTGAAAATTTATCATTTCATCTCTTTCACTTCTAGATATCTCTCTATTTCTATATCGTTCTTTTGCGTATGAAATTCTACCATCAATAAACTGAATAGAATTTTCGGCATCTTTAATAGATCTCTCTCGTTTAGCAATAGCCGCGGAAATATCTCCTTTAAAAGCTTTTATTTCTTTTTTAAGGCCGTCTTGCATGCGTCCTCTAGCGTAATCAAAGTTTGCTTTTAAAAGAAGTTTATCTCTTCTATTAATATACTTAGCATTTTTACTGTACTGGATCCGATCTTTTATCGTAACCCGACTGTTGTTTTTTCTCGGATCTATCTAAACTTTTTCTCCATCCGGCCTTCTTTTCTGAAACAGAATGATCGGACGAGTCGAGAGGATACGGTGGACCATTTTGAATACCCCATTTTTGACCTAAAATTCCATGATGCATTAAAAATTGTTCACGCCAGGCTTCCATCTTAGTATCCTCCAATGTTATCGATCATGATGTTAATACGCCAATCGTATTCAGAGAGCTGCTTCTCAATTGACGTGACTACAAAACTATTTGCTGGCGGATCGAACATCAGACGAACCCGCAAATATGTTGCGGTCTTGCAAAGCTCAAGAAGATTCGGATCATCAAGAAAGTCATCCCAAACTTCGTCTTTGCTGGTTATTTTGAAACCACTTTCCGGACCAACACCGAGCTCAGTGAGAACCGAAATAGCAGAATTGATGTGCATTATCAGCTGCTGATCAAACACTTCGTATTCTTCGGGCAGCCCTAATGCTAATTTAATACTTGTTAAGATGCTGTCTTCCATTGATCTATCTCCATGGGCAGGTATCGTTAGGCGTTCGCTCCGGATTCAGTTTCGGGATAAGCGAATAGTCGCCATAGTGTATTGCGTTATGTGTATTAATAGTTGTGGTGATCAGATACTCTGGGTTTAGAACAAAATCGGATCTATCAATAATGTCCGCCTTTGTAATTGGGTTCATATGATGAATTATTATTCGTCCGTGTATGGAATAATCTGGATGAGCCAAGTCGCACCCTTCGTCTCGAATAATTATAGAGTCTCTAAGTCTGGACCACTCATCCGAGTGGTAAAGAACCTGGTTCAAATATCTGTTAAACCCAAAAGTTTCTTCGCCAACAACGCCATTAAGTGCTAAGTATTCAAATCTCTCTTTAAAAGTGGATAGAGCAATGAGCTCAGAATATGTTCTAATCATAGATTTCTTCTTCGCTAGCCGCATCGCTACGATAACTCTTAAATGCGGATATCGCTTCTTCGTACATGCGCTGCATGTCTTGCTGCGCTCGTAAAGCTTCGGTCTTCGCCTCAAGAAGTTCCTTCTGTTTTTCCATGATCTTCTTCTCGAGCTGATCTTTTGTCGATCCGAGCTTCAAAAAGTGCGTAGTTTCCTGCGAAGTAGCTGTTCCTTCCTTCAAACGACGCTCTACAAGATCGTAAGCGAGCGCTACAAGGTAGGCTTCTCTTGATTCTGGCGTCAGTTTTGGCCGTAGACGCGGCTCCTCATCTAGTTCGAAGTCCGTTTCTATTACCTTTTTACTTGTTCGTGCCATCTTTGTTCTCCTTTTCATTGTGTTTGCTTATGCTTTTAATAGAAACTCCAGCCCTTTTTATAGCTTTTTGCAAAGCGATTGTATGAGAAAGGAGGCCAGGCTGCGCGTTGCCTTAGAAAAAAGCATACAATAAATATAATCAGTGCCGGAGCCTCTAGTAAGAGCACAAACTAGGGTGCAAAACACCCCCAAAATATAACCCCCGGAGAATTTTTCAAG